CAACCCATTATCTATCATGGAGTTCTTTACTCAAAAGTATAATCAATCAGCAGGTTGTAATCCTTGGCCTATAAAAGGTGCTGTCTCACTTGATGGTAAGTTTGTAACAACACATCAGGATGATGAAGATCTTGAGCCATACTTCATGATTGATACACCTGATGGCGTTGGGTACATCTATCCTTACGCATTCGTAGCACTACCAACTAAAGCAGGTGGACATACCATAGTGAGGATGGACTAATGTATGACTTTGACAATGACCCAAAGAGACTAAAGGACAAGTTATTCTGTAGCATGAGCGCACACTTCTTGACTGAGGAACTACCAGTCGAGGCTATTGATTGGGAAGAGGAAAAGATTTATGAATGGATAGAAGAAAACAAGTGGGAGCCTCTTGAGTATTGGGATGCTCACATGGTGATGGAGCTAATCGAGAGTGCCGCTTATCATGGCTATCTGTTTATGAAAAAGAACTGGGAGGAGTTGAATGATGAAAGTAAAAGTTTATCGTGAAGACAATGAAACTATGCAAGAGTATTACAATAGGAGGACTAGAGAACGTAAAAAATATGGCAAGTCTATACTTAAAAGATTTAAAGTAACTAAGGGTTGTGCTAAGTGTGGTTATAATGAACATCATGCAGGACTAGAGTTTAATCATATTATACCTCAGTCTAAAAGGAAGGATAAAAGTTTTAACATAGGACATCACGCACACTACCTAGCAATGAGTAATGGTTCAAAGAGTAGAGCTACGATAAAGAATGAACTTAAACAGTGTGAGGTATTGTGTCGTAACTGTCATGGTATAGTAACTTTTGAAGAGGAACATTGGAGGAATAAAACAAATGCTACCCGATGAAATGGAAGCTGAGAAAAACAGGAAGATAATTCTTGCACAGGCTGATGAAATAGATATACTCAAGCGTAATGTGCGAGACTTAGAGGAACAACTTAGAGATGCACGTATAAGAAATGCTAACCTGATACAAGAGAAGTTTAACTTATACGATGACATATCTAATCTGATAAAGGAGGACTTAGAATGCAGATAAATGAACAAACTAAACAGATCATACGAGAGATCGTAGTAGAACTATTCAAAGAAGTAGCATCCAAGCAAACGTTTGGAGTAAGCGATGATGTACTGATGTTAGATGAACACCTACATGATTGGACAGGTAGGAAGATCGACAAGTACAAAGTAAATGTATATGGTGCAACACTAGAGGAGAGATACTAATGCAACCACAAGAACTACACGCACATGCTAGGTGTAAGTATGAGCCGACACGTGTGCAGAAACAATTAGAGTGCCGACTATTTGGTAAGACATTCCGTAGTGTGGCAGCAGCAGCAAGGTACTATGACCTGTCACTGTCTACTGTATACCAGTGGCATCATGAGCATAAACATAGAGAAACATTCCCTAAGACTGCACGATGGGATAAATGGAGGAATGACAATGAAGTGGTTAATATTGATAGCACTAGCGCAGGGTAATCCTTTTACCATAGATCACAAACCATTTGATACAGAGGATGATTGTGTAGCATGGGTTAGTGACTTGAACAATGCACAAGAGTTAGCAATAGAAGTGATTGCTGAAGTAGGTTTTAACAATCCAGTGACAGGTGTTTACTGTATCACTGATCAAGAGAGGAAGAGATATGAAACTATACAAAAACTCTAATGGAGTATGGGCAGGAACACAAGCTGACGCACGTAAGTATTGCGGCAAGGACTATCAGACTGTCGATGTACCCACTGACAAGCCTAACCTGTTGGGGTTTCTGAATCTCAATCAGGTAGGTAGCCTAGCCAGTAGCCCTACGTTGGAAGAGGTAAGAACTGGTGAGCCTGACCATGAAGCTATGTCATGGTTCAGGTGGGCGTATGATTCTATGCTACGAGGTCAGTACAAAGACGCAGAAGCAATGTTATATAAGGGATTAAAAGATGATAGAACTACTACTAGCGATGGTTGAGGAACAGAATCCTATTCACAAGTATTGCATGTCCAAGCATGACCACTGGACAGGTAGGGCTGCGTGTGTACAAGAGTTACGCCATGCCCAACGCAAGCTTGAGGTAGAGAGACTAAGACAATTCTTAAAGGACAACCCACATTACAAGTATCCAGGAATGGCTTTGCCGAATGGAAAAATAAAACCACTTGACGTATGCTGGGGATCTGCTAAAACTTATGGCACAAACAAAGAGAGGAGATGCTAATGTCTTATGAAGTATGGTTTGGACAGAATGGTAAGTGGTTTGGTTACCACTCATTCAAATATAAAATGGATGCCCAACGCTATGAAGAGCGTTATCAAACGGTATTCCCTAACTTAACTGTAGAGATAAGGGAGAGAGAACATGGTAGTTATAGCTAAAGTACAGCCACTATCTCAGGTCATCATGCAAACAAAACGTAGACGTGATGACTACGAATGGGATGGTGACTTTGAGAAAGCACAACTAGAAGATGAGTATTTAAAATTATTACAAGCTGATGAAGAAAGAGGTGAGACATGGTATCCCAACTTTTAGCAAACTTATTCCCTATACTTTTAATGGTAGGTTACCTGTGGCTATGGATTCATTTGGTGATTGCACATGTTAAAGGAAAGTAATTATGAACAAGATCCGAATGAGACTTTCGATGATGTTACACATTGGTTGGGTTACCTATCTCGTAAGGATACTGATAGCACTGAGTGTACTACTGAACGTAGTTCTTGGTGGAAGATTAAATCAAACTTTCTCAGCTAGGAACTGGGAATGGAAACGAAACAATAAAACTAATCTAGTGCGACCAATAGACGCATTGCTTGGAGAAGGGCATTGTAGTAGAGCATGGTCATACTGGAAGGTAAGGAGGAAATGGTAATGAAGAATATCCCGAAGCAAAGTGCCACGTTAGAAGAGGTGGTTGACTTTTATCGTAACTCAGATGCTTATCGTAGGTTGTCCTCCTCCTCACAAAAAGACTACGATAATCACTTGAGTGCTACCTTGATTACTGAGGTAGAGGGCAAACCGCTTCGGGGTTACCGCTGTAAGAACTTGAAGGTTCGACACATCACACAAGCATATGATCAATGGCTACAGATTGGTACTAGAACTGCCAACTATAGACGCAGTGTCCTTTCTGCTGCGTGGAAACATGCCATGCGTTATGATGTGATGATTCACAATCCAATCTCTTTGGTGCAAACGGTTGCAGAGAAACCAAGGAGAGTACATTGGACACGTGAACAAGTGTCAATCTTTCTTGACACAGCTTACAGTGACTTTCGCTGGCGCAGCATTGGACTCATAGTTCATATGGCATACGATTGGGGTCAACGTATAGGAGATATACGTCTGCTTACGTGGGATAGCATAGACTTAAACGAATGTCGTATTGATATGACTCAGAGTAAACGTAATGCAGAGGTACACCTCCCTATCTCTGCTGATCTCTGTCAGATGCTGCGTCAGCAGAAGGAGGACTTTGGGTTTCAACAGTACGTAGTACCAAGAGTTAAGCCAAGAGCAGGAGCATATACACCTTATGACAAGGAAGAAGTTTCCTTATATATCAATGACATCCTGGATGAAGCTAATCTTCCTAAAGAACTAACAGCTATGGATCTACGTAGAACAGCAGTCACAGAAATGATGGAGGGTGGCGTTGACTTAGCAGGTATCATGCAAGTAACAGGGCATCAGAATGCAGCATCAGTCAAGCCATACATGGTCAACACATTTAGTGGTGCAAGCAAAGCACTAGCAGCGAGAGGAGTAAAGGATGAAGATGCGTGAGTTTGTCAACGATCTAGATCTTAAAGATGATCAGAGATACAGAGGTGACTGTCCTCAATGCAGGGGCAAGAATACTTTTACTGCTGCTAAGATACTTGGTGAGATAAGGTACAACTGCTTCAAGCTAGGCTGTACTGTTGGTGGTATCTATGACACAGACATGACTGCAACAGAGATATATCACCGTATGAAAGAACAACAAATTGCACGTGCATACACAAACATAAAGAAGGAGAAGGAGACTATGGAAATACCACCTTATGTCGTGTCACCAAAGGCACAACACACCAAGCACCAACGCTTTGTAAGGCGATGGGGTATAGCTATTGGTGATACCATGTATGACGTGAAGGATGAACGTGTAGTCTTTCCTATCAAGCATGAAGGTAGAATAGTAGATGCTGTGGGTAGAGCAGTAGGTAAGAAGCAGCAACCCAAGTGGTATCGCTACACAGGCGAGGCTGATTACTATATGCATGGTAGTGGTGACATCTTACTTATTGTTGAGGATGTAGTATCAGCTATCATAGCTACACAAGAACTACCCTACATCACAGCTATGGCTATCTTAGGCACTAGCTTGAGTCCTAAACACATGGAGAAAATCCAGGAATACAATAAAGTTATCATAGCCTTAGATCCTGATGCTATTGGTAAGACAGTGGAGTATCGCAGAGAGATAGAGTTGTGGACAGGTAACAAGACCACCGCTATGAATTTAATAGATGACATAAAGTATAGGATGGAAGAAGACTTAGATAAACTAAAGGAGTTGTGTAATGAAACTAGCAGTAACTATTGACGTAGATGGAGATATAATGTATGTACCTGAAGGTAGCGTGTTTCCAAACTTCCCAAAGCCTAAGTTGTTTGACAACATGGAGGACGCAGAAGAGGAACGTGCTAAGTGGAACACAGGTGTGATCGTAGACTATGAGACAGGTAAATCTGTAGAACAGATAAGATCATTTACTGATGCAGAGAGAGCGAGAGCAAGAGTACGAGAGGAGATGAATAAAGATGATGGAACTAGCACTGGTAAAGACTCTACTCAATAGAGAGTTCTTTGATAATCATAAGGGCATACGTTGTCCTGATAAAATATTTAGTAAGGATGTGCGTAAAATAAAGCAAGCATTGGATACAGCTATGGAAGCCTACGATGGTGACCTAACTGTGTCTGACTTGCAAGCAGTGTTCAACCGAATCAATGCAAGCATGACCACCGCAACACGTACAGCATATGAAGATCTATTCAAGCGTATTGAAATAGCTGAACCTATCAAAGGTGAGATAGCAGAAGACACATTGTCTCAGTTATTTCAACAGCACGTGGGTGACCTTGTAGCTAACTTGGGCTTTGACTTTGTGAATGGTGCAGAGAATAGCCTTGAACCTTTACGTAAACTATTAGAGGAATATAAAGATGACTTTACTCCAAATCTTCGTGTCGAGTGGGATGATCACAGTCTTGATACTGTACTTGATGCAACGGCACTTGATTCGAAATGGTCATTCAATATATCCAGTCTGGCTCGTAGGGTGGAGGGTATCAGTGGCGGTCATCTTATTCTGGTTGGTGCTCGTCCTAATACTGGAAAGACTAGCTTTCACGCCTCACTTGTAGCAGCAGAGGGTGGCTTTGCACATCAAGGTGCTAAGTGTATTGTACTATGTAATGAAGAAGCATACACACGTGTGGCTGCACGATACATCAGTGCTTCATCTAACATGACGATGACTGAGGTACGTACTAACAAAGCCCTCGCATCCAAGCGATACCATCCTGTGTCAGAACGTATACAGTTCAAGGATAGTACAGGCAAAGGCATGGATTGGGTAGAGTCAGTCGTTAAGTTTGAGAAGCCTGACATAGTAATACTAGACATGGGCGATAAGTTTGCTGACATCAGATCAGAAAGATCAGACATTACACTCAAGGCAGCAGCTATCCATGCACGTAACATAGCCAAGCAGTATGACTGTGCTGTGATATGGATGTCTCAACTATCAGCAGAAGCAGAGGGCAGGGCAGACCTGAACCAAGCTATGATGGAAGGTAGTAAGACAGGTAAGGCAGCAGAGGCTGACCTTATGGTACTCATTGGTAAGACACAACAAGCAGAAGGAGAAGAGGAAGACCCAGTAAGATACTTGAACATAGCTAAGAACAAACTGAATGGCTACCAAGGTAAGATTACTTGTATGCTTGACGGTTCTAGATCGGTGTACTCAGCATGAGGCTAGTACTAGACGTAGAAAATACTATCACCAAACGTGATGACAAAGTACACGGTGATCCCTTTGAGCCTAGCAATCATTTGGTACAAGTGGGTATGCTAGATGTTGATGATCCTAAAGCTACACTTACAATCAAGACACTGGATCATAACGAGTCTAAAGATGACACAGGTTTCAACAGACTAGATATACAGTGGACACTAGACAATACCAAGCTGCTAATTATGCACAACGCACAGCACGACTTAATGTGGTTATGGCAGTGTGGCTTCAGGTATGATGGTGATATCTATGACACTATGCTTGCTGAGTATATACTAGATCGTGGACAAAGAAATGGACTAAGCTTACAAGCCTGTGCTGAACGTAGACAACTAGAGGTACAGAAGGATGATACTCTCAAAAGATATTTTAAAGAAGGTAAGAACACAAATGAGATACCATTGGATGAACTCAACTATTATCTTGAGCATGACCTGCTTACTACTAGTGAGTTGTTCCACTCTCAAGAAGCAGACTTCGCCAAGCCTGAATCTGCGTCCCTTAGTACAATCAAAAGAGTTACCTTCAATACCTGCAAAACCCTTACCGAAATCTATATGGCAGGATTCAAAGTCGATCTTCAAGAGTTGGAACGAGTAGCAAAGGAGTATGAGAATGAGAAAGCGGAGATTGAAACACGTCTGCAAAAGAAAGTCAGGGAAGTTATGGGTGACACTCCGATCAACTTACGCTCTCCTGAACAGAAGTCGCAGGTCTTATTCAGCAGAAGAGTACATGACAAGAAAGAATGGGCTGATCTCTTCGAGTTCACACAGACACAGCAAGAGTTTAAGGATGCCGTTGCAGCCAACTCCTCACCGATCTACAGGACACAGGCATACACCTGCCCTAGTTGCGAAGGACAAGGTAAAGTATACCGACTTAAAAAAGATGGAACGAAGTTTGCTAGACCTAATAAATGCAAAGATTGTGATGCAAAAGGATACAAACTAAAGGATAGTCAACAGATAGCAGGGCTACGCTTTACTGCACCAAGCAAGAAGTGGGTCAGTGCTAATGGATTCAACACAGGAAAGGATGAACTAGATGTATTATCTGCGACTGCTAGGAACAATAGAATGGACGAGGCTCTTAATTTCCTTTCTGATCTTAAACGTCATAATGCTATCAGCAGTTATCTATCTGCTTTTGTCAACGGAATACGGACGTACACTAAGGCAAACGGATTCTTGCACGTTGGACTTACGCAGCATATTACAGCCACTGGACGTTTTAGTGGAAGAAATCCCAACATGCAAAACATGCCAAGAGGAGGAACATTCCCAGTAAAGAAAGTATTTGTATCAAGATTTAATAATGGATTAATAATGGAGGCTGACTTTGCACAACTCGAATTTAGGACAGCAGCGTTCTTGGCACAGGATGAAACAGCGATGGAAGAAATCTCAACTGGTTTCGATGTACATGCTTACACAGCAAAAGTTATCACTGATGCAGGGCAACCAACAACACGTCAAGAAGCTAAAGAACACACGTTTGCACCACTCTTTGGAGCAAGCGGTTATGGACGCTCGAAAGCTGAAGCAACCTACTACACACACTTCAACGAAAAGTATAGAGGCATAGCTAACTGGCACAGGAACTTAGCTGATGAAGCACTACGCTTCATGAAGATAACAAACATATCTGGTAGGCAGTATGCTTTTCCTGATGTGACAAGACGCCACAGCGGTGTACCTACGCACTTCACTATGATTAAGAACTATCCAGTGCAGGGCTTTGCTACAGGTGATGTAGTGCCAGTTGTATTAAATGAGATGCATGAACGTTTACGACACATGAAGTCGTGTTTAGTTAATACTGTTCATGATTCTATGGTGGTTGATGTACATCCTGACGAGAAAGATCTAGTCTTGTCAATGGTGTGGACACTCAACCAGGATTTAAACAAAATAATAGAGGAGACATATGGAATTGAAATGAATGTGCCAATGCTTTTAGAAGCAAAAATAGGAAAGAATTGGCTTGACACAGTTGATATATAGTGTATAACTAAGATCTCTTTGACTCTATAAAAAAGGATATAGAATGAGTAATGAATTAGCAATAGCAACAGAACGTGGTCAATCAATGGCTGAACTTATGGGTGTATCATCTGCACCTGCTCAAGAGTACACGCCAAGTATATCACGTTTGGGAATGCTTCACCAGCCTATCATGGGTGAGGTAGATCTCAATGGCAAGATGATAAAGACAGAGGTAGTACCTGTAGGTGCATTCACCTTGAAGACAGGTGATGATATAGTCTACAGTGTGGGTGCAACTGTCCGTATCTTTGCCCAACGCAATCAGTGGCAACGTTGGAACAGTGATACTGAAGAGATGGAAAAGTCTGTGATGTCTAACACTCTCAACGGTGACTTGAAGGATAGCATTGGTGGGTTTAACTTAGGTAGACCTAGTGGTTATATAGAAGACTTCAATGCGTTGGACGATGCCACCAAACAATTGATACGATCAGTCAAGCGTGTTGTAGTGTACTATGGCACAGTCAGTCTTGATAGTCCTATGAATGATAAGGGTGAGCCTGTGTCTGCAGTTGAGTCCGTACCATTTGTATTGGATGTTAAGAACCGTGATAGCTTAAAGAGTATCAACGGTGTAATGAGTTCTTTTAAGAAGAAGAACATGTTACCTATCATGTCTACAATAAAGCTAGAAGGGGTGGAAGATAGCATACCTACTGGTGCAAAGTTTGGTAAGATCAGTGCTTCTTTGGGCGATGCTGTAGAGTTAATCTCTTCAGACAATGATATGCTCAAGGACTTCTTGGAACTTATTGAGTACAGTAATGGTAAGATTTTAGATCTACACCATGAACGTGCAAAAGGTCACAAGGATGAAGATGAATCTTTGGTACAAGAGATACTAAACAATGACTTTGTAGAGGTGGATGAATAATGAACCACCCTGCTGAACTACAAGTCTTTAGCTTTTTGCAGAAGGCTATGTCTGGTGAAGCTACTATGACAGAGGAGGTAGCCAATCAGGTTGCCTCCGATGTTAAGTCTGCTTTAGACAAACAGTTTAACTCTGGTCCACGTGACGAGTTCAAGCTACGTATGTCTAACATAGGCAGACCTACATGCCAGTTGTGGTTTGAGAAGAATGACCCTGAAGATAAGATACCATTACCTCCACACTTCCTGATGAACATGATCCTTGGTGACATTGTTGAGGCTGTGTTCAAAGGATTACTACGTGCAGCAGGTGCTGAGTTCAAAGACAATGATACTGTCACACTCAAGCTGCCTGATGGACAGGAGATCAACGGTGAGTACGACATGGAAATGGATGGCAAGATAGATGATGTTAAGTCTGCGTCACCTTGGTCATACCAGAATAAGTTTGACTCATTCGAATCTTTACAGAAGGGTGATGGCTTCGGTTACATCCCACAATTAGTTGGTTATTCTAAGGCCGCAGGAAAAGAAGTTGGCGGTTGGTGGGTGGTCAACAAAGGTAACGGTGAGTTTAAGTATGTCAGTGCTTCGGACGTTGACTCTGAGAAGGTATTACAGGACATCCAAGAAACGGTAAATTATATAGAGAAAGATAAGCCGTTCAAGAGATGCTTTGAACCTGTACCAGAGACATACTACAAGAAGCAATCAGGCAACCTTGTACTCAACAGTGCATGTAAGTTTTGTAGCTATAAACATAAGTGTTGGGAAACACTACAAACACTACCCTCAAGGGTATCTAAATCAAGCAATCCACCTGAAGTGGATTATGTATTTATAGGAGATAGCAATGGCTAAAATTACAATTAAACTAGAAGATGATAAAGAACGAGTACTACAAACAGATGACTTCAATGAAGAACAAAATGGTATCTTTGCTGAAGCAAGTGCTGCAGAACGAGAGTTAGTTCGATACAAATATTTGGTAGCTATCTTCAATGATCGTAGAGACTTCTTACTTGGTAAGTTACTAGAATCTGTAGACAAGGAAGATGATGGTACAAAGGAGACATAACAAAAAGTTATATCGCAGTGGCCTCGAACAAGAGGCTGCTGCTTTCCTCAAGACTAGACAAAAGACAGTAGAGTATGAGAAGTTAAAGATAGAATGGGAAGACTTACGCTATCGTACATACACTCCTGATTTTGAATTAGACAATGGTATCATCATAGAAACAAAAGGAATATTTAGTCCTGCAGATAGGCGCAAACATTTAGAAATACAAAGACAACATCCAAAGTTAGATATAAGGTTTGTATTTAGTAATGCTAAAGCTAGGTTATATAAGGGAGCCAAGTCAAGGTACTGTGATTGGTGTGAACAAAAAGGTTTCAAGTGGGCGCATCGTGTTATACCTGAAGGTTGGTTATTAGAAAAAGGCAAGCGCATGAAAGAGCAGCGTGTCGTAGTTAAAAGGAGATCTTAATGGGTCATGAAATAGAAGACGGTGAAGTTGCTATTGTTATAAAGCCAGAACTAGATGAGAATGGTGAATGGGATGGTGCGTTAAAAACAGGACTAGTGTTTGGCGGTAATCAACATCCTATGGCTATGAGAGCAGCTATGGATTTAGCTATGACTATGGCAGCTACAACGAATGTATTAGATGACTATCCAGAACTATATGATTACTTTGATGATGCTAGGGTAGAACTAGTAAAACAAATGTTTCCTAAAGCTTATGCTGAAACAGAACTTGAAATAGAAAAAGAAATGGAGTATACCAAAGAAGGTAACGTAATTAAATTAACTAAGTGGACAAAAACATTGGGTGAAGCATGAGCAAAAAAGAAGAAGAAGAATTTACTATAGAAGATGTCTTCAAAGATTTTTCAGATGAAAAGTTAAATGAAATGTTTAAGGAAGATTTGGTGAACAAACCATTTCACTATAATGTAGGTGGCGTAGAATGTATTGATGCTATCATGGCTGCGACTAATCAAAACAAAGAAGGATACCTACAGGGTAATGTAATGAAATATATATGGCGGTACAACTACAAGGGTGGCCTACAAGACTTACAAAAGGCAGAGTGGTATCTAAAAAAACTTATTGAGGTATATAAAGAGAAGCACAAATGAGTAATAAAAAATTTAGTGTGATGTACCTCATTGAAGTAGACGAGGACAATAACATATTATCATCTCATGAAGATGGACACGAAGAAGATGTGCATGATTTGATATCTAATCTTATGCACGATGTAGATGATGTAAAGATACATAACTTAATTGTTAAGGAGAGACAATGATAACACAAGAAGACATAGATCACTTTGCAGATATGCAGTCACCTATTATAGATATGAGTTACTATCAACAGGAGGCAGTGAAGACTGCTATCTATACTGACCCTATCATATATCCTGCGTTGGGCTTGGGTAATGAAGCAGGTGAAGTACAAGGCAAGATCAAGAAGATGCTGCGTGATGGTACGTTTGACAAGGATGCTATTGCTGCAGAGATTGGTGATGTGTTGTGGTATATTGCTGCACTGTGTCGTGACCTAGAGATAGACATGGCAGAGGTAGCACTAAAGAACTTAGCCAAGCTAAAGAGTAGACAAGAACGAGGTACGTTACAAGGGAGTGGAGACAAAAGATGAGTAACTTATTACCAACAGACTATCAGAGTTTTATACACCAATCACGGTACGCAAAGTACATTGACGGTAAAGGCCGTGAGTCATGGGCTGAGACAGTAGGACGATACGTTGATAACGTTGTACGTCCAAAGCTAGGCAACGACTCATGGGTAAATCAAATAGAGCAAGCCATACTTGGACTAGAAGTAATGCCAAGCATGAGAGCCATGATGACTAGTGGTGCTGCGTTGGATAGAGATAACACAGCAGGATACAACTGTAGCTACCTACCAGTGGATGACCCTAAGTCTTTCGATGAAGCTATGTTTATACTGTTGTGTGGTACAGGTGTAGGCTTTAGTGTGGAACGCCAGTTCGTACAGCAGCTACCTGAAGTACCTGAGTTATTTGATAGTGAGACAACCATTGTTGTTAAGGATAGCAAAGAGGGTTGGGCTAAAGCATACAGACAGCTATTAGCATTACTGTGGGCAGGTGAAATACCTAAGTGGGATGTATCTAAGGTAAGACCTGCAGGTGCTAGACTAAAAACTTTTGGGGGTAGAGCCAGTGGTCCTGGTCCTCTTGTCGAGTTGTTTAACTTCACAGTTACAACCTTCAAGTTGGCACAAGGACGTAAGCTATCTTCTATGGAATGCCACGACTTAATGTGTTTCATAGGTCAGATAGTTGTAGTAGGTGGTGTCAGACGTAGTGCTATGATCTCTTTGTCTAACCTTAGTGATGACCGTATGCGTCATGCTAAGTCAGGGCAGTGGTGGGAAACAGCAGCACATCGTGCGTTAGCTAACAATAGTGTGTCCTATACAGAGAAGCCTGACATCGAAACATTCATGCGAGAATGGACTGCTCTAGTAGAGAGTAAGTCTGGTGAGAGAGGTATATTTAATCGTGAAGCATCCAAGAAACAAGCTGAGAAATATGGTAGGCGTGATCCCAACCATGAGTTTGGAACTAATCCTTGCAGTGAGATCATACTTAGGCCGTATCAGTTCTGCAATCTTACTGAGGTTGTCGTTAGGGCAACTGACACACTGGATACGCTCAAGCGTAAAGTCAAGTTGGCTACGATTCTTGGCACTATTCAATCTTCCTTCACCCGATTTCCATATCTACGGAAAGTCTGGCAAAGAAACACAGAAGAAGAAAGACTCTTAGGTGTATCACTAACAGGTATCATGGACAATCCATTGATGACTGCAGTTAATTCTAACTTGGAGAAAACATTAAATGAACTACGAACTATCGCAGTGGATACTAATGCTGAATATGCTGAGTTGCTTGGCATACCTCAGTCTGCTGCTATTACCTGTGTCAAACCTTCGGGTACTGTCTCACAGTTGGTTGACAGTGCCAGTGGTATACATGCTCGTCACTCTCCATATTACATCCGTACTGTACGAGGTGATAATAAAGATCCCCTCACACAGTTTATGATAGATCAGAAAGTTCCTAACGAACCATGTGTATTCAAGGGTGACACTACAACTGTGTTCAGCTTCCCTGTTAAATCACCAGACGATGCTGTGACACGTAACGACATGACTGCTATTGAACAGCTAGAGACATGGCTCATGTACCAACGCCATTGGTGTGAGCATAAACCTAGTGTAACGATATCAGTACGAGATGACGAGTGGCTAGAGGTGGGGGCATTCGTTTATAAACACTTTGATGAAATGTCAGGTGTGTCATTTTTACCACACTCAGATCATACCTATCAGCAAGCACCTTATCAAGACTGTGGTAAGCATGACTATGAAATGTTACTGTCATGTATGCCAGAAAAGATTGACTGGAGTAAACTTTCAGAGTATGAACAAGAAGATAACACTAAGTCCAGTCAAACTTTTGCTTGCTCTGGTGATGTGTGTGAAGTAGTAGATATAACATAGGAGTAAGTAATGGGTTTTTGGGTTTTAATAGCACTGTTTATATTTGATGGGAAGCCAATGGTTATGAGTGACAACATCTTATATCCCAGTGTAGAGTCGTGCCACGAAGCAGCACAAGCACGTAGAGATACATTAGATGCTACCAAACCTGACTATGATTTTAAAGCAGATTATTGGGTATGGTGTACACAAATGCCAAAGGAGTTGTAATGGCAGATAAAAATTGCATGACATGCGATGTTAAACTAATACCAAAAGTAAACTGGACATGTGGTAATATAAGAAAAAAATTTTATATTTGTTGTGACTGTAGAAATAAACGTGAAGGCCCTCATAACAAAGGACGAATGTTTGTAAATGGTAAGTACATATCAAAGTCACATCCACTATACAAACCTGGACGCTACAAAACTTTTAGTGATGCAGCCTTTGATGGTACATATAAGTTAGACTCTATTAAGGAAGGATACGTGTATGCTATTACTAATCCTGCTTGGCCTGAGTGGGTTAAGATAGGAATGGCAATAGATGCTGACGATAGATGTAATGGCTATCAGACTAGTAGTCCTTTTAGAGACTACAAAGTAGAACACGTAGTTGTGACAAACAACAGACGTGCTGCTGAAGCAGAGGCACACAAAGCAGCAGGTAAGATTGCACAAGAGAGGAGAGGTGAATGGTTTAAGTTAAGTATTGAACAAGCCAAAACTATACTTGATAAATGCTCTGTTGTTGAAGAGACTAAAAGTAAAGTAGCATAAAATAAAAAAGGCCGCTAAATGCGGCCTCTTCTTTTATATCTTAGATGCTGTATTATATATGTCTCTCAGATAATCCATATAGTTTAACAGGATACTCAGTTCCCTGAAGTCCATGTCTTCTATACTACCGTCTATATTAAATTGTTCTTTAGCCATACGCATTGCTTCCCTTTGTAACTCTTTGGGCTTGCCTGATACTTTAGCTGCTAAACTTAGACGTGATTCCTCTTCCCCCATATAACCTTCTTGCATACGCTTTCTTACAGCTTTCTTTACGTTACTGACTTTCTTTTTCAGTAGTTGTCTTCTGTCTGTATCACTACCTTCTCTATAAGCTTTAGTGTTTGTCAACCTTGCTATTTCTTTTTCTAAGATAGGGGCTACAAACCCATTAAAGATTTTATCGTAGGCTGGTATCTTAGTTCTCTCACTAGCAGTAAATGCAAACATGTCAGACATTGAGTATGCTTTCTCTGTAGCTGTCCTTGCAGGTTTTACAGTAAGACCAAAGATACGAGTCAAAGGAGCAGGATCATATACCTCTCCTTCTCTTGTTGCTACTCTAAGTTCCTCACCTGTTACTGAGTCTTTACCTAGCTCAGTTCCAGCTACTGCATCTATACCATCAGCTAATGCTTCAAAAATATTGTCAACATACTTAGTGGCAGACTGAGTAAATATATTCATACCTTCAGCTTGTCTTACATCTTTGACACCGTCATTACCTGCTATGTATCCGAATGTTTTATTAACAAAGTCTATCGGTCTTGTAACACCTGCTACTACATTACCTGTTGCCTTAAAGAATGCATCTGCTTGTGCACCACGTTGCCCTTCATCGAAGTTTAACAAGGTATCCATAACATTTAACAAGTCATTACCGAACTGTGTATCCCTTGCTACCTGCCCTACAGCAAGCTGTGTAAGCACCTCTGTTTGTAGTTCTCTAGGTACAGGTTCACCCTTCAGGTACTTATTCATAGCACGTCCAGTTGCTAGAAAAATGGAGAACGGAAATGTGTTCTTAGCATCTATGATAGTACCACCGCTAGTCTCTACTTCAAATACACCAAGACCTTTTTGTTGTCTTTCTTCATCATACTGTATAGCAAGACCTAATGCAGTAGAACCAACTAGGAATCTACCAAAGGCTTCTTGCTCTGTCAGATCTACTCCTTGTCTCTTAGATCTAGTAGCAAAGTTTTTAACTACAGTAAATCCAGCTAATGGTGACCACTGATAAGCAGAGGCTACAACATTATTCATGAACCTACCGAATGGTATAATGAAACCTATTCCAGGAGTGTTGGAAGCAGATTCAACTAGTTTAGCTACACCCTTTAGAAGCTGGTCATCTGTGGTGTAATCCTTGGCATACACAGACTTTAGTGTACTGTCTAGTGCAGCTTGTATTACGTCTTCACTAATCTCCACACTGTCATCGGTTAAGGCTTGCTTTAGTGTTGTGTTCTTAGTCATACGAAGATACTTATCCATCTCAGTCATAAACATCTGAGACTTTGTAAAGCTATCCTGTATCTTAACACCAGTTGCTTTAGCAGACGCATCAGCTATAGCCTCTGTATATTTTATTACACTGCCATCAGGATTTATACCATATCTTTTTGCTGAAGTTTCTACACCACCTGCCATAGTCTCAAACAGTATCTTAGATATGTCTTTGTTTTGATCTAAAAACTTCATGTACTGGTCATGAGTTGTGTATGGGTCAAGCAAGTTACGCATCTTCTGACCAAAGATATTCTTTAGTACACGTGCCTGTTGAAACGTTCTTGTGGCCTCAGTAGGATTGATATACATCTGACCTAAACCTTTTGCGTAAAGGGTGGTTGAATTAAATATATCAGCTAGAGATTGTCCTATATAGAACTGACCAAAGCCAAACACGTTTACGGCTGTAGTAGCTGGAGAAGAAACAAGCATACGTTTCCATACAGACTGACCATACCTTAGTCCTTCTGCTCTTTTAAGTTCTTGCTCTACAGCTTCTTTTGCTTCGACACTCTTCAGTGTTGCCTGTATAGAGTCCTCTGCAGCTACGATAGATGTGTCTAACATTCTACGCATCTGAGACATAACATTCAAAGTAGAACCTGCATCACTAATCTTCTTAGCAAGCATGTCTCCTAGCTGTCCTTTGTTTGCAGCTAGTTCACCTATCTCCAAGCCAGAACCTTTTAACTTAGCATTTACAGATATCAGATCTTCTTCACTTAGGTTACGTGCTACATTAGTCATAACATCAGAGACAGTTTTCTTTCTGTCAAACTTCTTACCACTGTCTTTGAATATCTTTGCTATGCCACCTATTTCTTTATTCTTCTTATAGTTCGTTCCAAACATTATGTCATGAACTAAGTCTGCTGGCATAGTCTGTGAAGAGAATGCACCCCCACGTTCTACCTTTTTATTCCATTCATCAGCAGCTTCTTCAATAACCTCTGCTGCTTTCTTGCTTTCTTCTTTGTTTAGCAGTGGTGCTGCACCATCTATAATTCTATTAGTAACAGCCTCAAGCTTTGCATCTACATCTTCTGCTAGACCTGATGCACCTTTAGCTTTACCAAAGACTAGCTGTGCTCCCCCTGCTACACCACCTAGCAAAGATGAGAAGCCTGTCTGTAAATAGCTGTAGTTCTCCTGTGCTCCTGCTCTTAGTAGAGTTGTCTGAGCCATGATGTCTTGAGCCACAGCAGCTACAGAGTCTGCTGCAATAGTTTGTTTTAGGGCTTTATATGAAGCTGCATCAAATAGTTTATCTTGTTCTGACTGTGCTGCTTTCTTAGCTAATGCTCTTCGTTTTTCTTTTGATACACGTTTAGCTACTTCTTCTGCTGCCTTGTCTGCTGCTTTACTGGTAGCTCCCCTAGCTACTGCTCTCTTTGCAGCTATCTTACCTGCCTCAATGCCAGCTTCTCTTGCTGCTTGTTTACCTGCACCACTCTGTGCCGCTTCTAGTGCTGCTCTACGTACAGTTTCTTGGACAGTTTTTTTACTTGTCAGAGCTACCCCTGCAGCACCTGCACGTGCAATACCACCAGTAAGTAATCCTATGTAGTTAGTAGGATCTTTAGCTGCAGCAAACACGTAGTCTTTTACACCATCAACAGCACCAAACACACCATCATTAACAAAGACGTTACCTAAGTTGTCATATATCTGATATGCTCTTCGTGCTTTTTCTTTTGTGTCCTGATCTGCTTTGTTTACAAATCTAGCTTCAGTTGCAGTAGATAAAGTGTTTGAGTTAAAGTATCTCATATGCTGAACAAAGTCATCAACAACTTCATCTGCATTTCTATCTGCGTAATCTACACCTTTACGTTTTACCATATAATCTCGTATAGGCTGTAGGTACTGCTGCTTTTTTAGTTCATCTTTACTAAGACTATCACCAGAAAACAAAGGCTCTGGAGTATCATAAACACTAGATGTATCGTCACTAGTTAAACCAGAAGTCCTTTGGTTAAAACTTCTGTAAAACTCTTCATGTACTTTGGACATTATTTAAACCTTTTGATTATACGTGTAGTTAGTTTTCTTTCTCTAGGTTCTTCCTCTCCATACTCTTCTAGTATTATGGCTGGCCTTTCTCCCATAAACGCTGAGTCAAGCATCTGATCAAGCTGCTCTTTTGTTGCAGTAAAAGTACCTAAGTTCTTTATAATAACTTTATACTCTTTACCTTCTCTTGTATTACGTTTTACGTTTAGGTTACTTAAAGATTTTTCCAGTACTTTATCTACGTCTTCTTTAAACTGGAAGCCTATCACACCCATTGGAGACACAGGTAAGTCTCTTTCTTCTCTTTGCTTACGAGACATCTTGTTCCACTGTTCACGTGTGTACTGTGCAGTGTAACCTTTTCTTAGTTCCCCTGACACAGATGCATCCATTATAGCTCTACCTTCTTCATCTAGATCTGGAGCAGGTGGGAAAGGATCATCTGTTTCTACAGGGTCTACAGGGTCTTTCTTCAGGTCTATATTCTTAGGAGGTACTGGTTCTTTTATTTTCAAAGAAGTATCATCTTCACTTATAGGAGTCTCTGGCTCTCTGTCATATTCTACCAATAGAGTATCTAACCACTTTTGTCCTGATCCTTCTTGGCCCGGTATTTCAAAAGTTTGTTTAATTAAATCTAATGTAGCTGGATCATCAAAGAAGCCTGTGTATTCATATGTACCTGCATAGTTTCTTATAAAGTTACCAGCAGCTTTCTGTCTCTCTATCAACATAGCTGTTTGCTTATCTGCAGGATCTACTAAAGCATTTAGTCTGCTCTTAAATGCCTGACCAGTAATAGCATCATCCATAACTTTGTTTAGATTAGTAGAAAAGTTTAACTTAGCTTCTGAGTTATATACAGGCAACTCAGCAAAGTTTTGTACAGCATCACCTACAAGAGCATTATATTCTGATTGTTGTGCTATGTAGTTTATGTCACCTATACTTAGGTTACCATAGTACTTTTCATCTGCTAGCTCTCTTCGTACTCTATCTTTAGCATCAAAGCCAAATAGAGTTTTCATAGTGCTGGCTTCTTTTGGATCTGATAACTTACCTTTAGGTACAACACCGTATGTCTGCATAGCAAGATCTGTCAAGTCAGCAGCTACTAGACTAGGATCAATGTTAGCAGCAGTAGGAGCACTCAAGCCCATTCTTATTTCATCTTCTGTTAACTCTTGTCCAGGACGATATCCTAACTGTGAATGTAGGTTCTGTAGATTGGCATAAAGATCTGTTACACCAGACACACCAGAAGACATAGCATTTATGACTAACTCTTTTGAAGCACCTAACTCCATAGCCTGTTTACCAACACGTGCTGCATTTCTTGCTACGGCTTCACGTTGACGCACTAATTGGAGGTTACGTTCAGCTAGTTGTTTCTGCTCTTCTTCGTAAGCTTTAGCTTCCTCTTTACGTTCTCGTATGTTCATAGCAGTTTCCTGCAGGAAGTTACCAGCAAACGCTTTCCAATTAAAGCTCATATCATAAACCTTTCATCATTAAGCCTTGTGGCTTTTCTTCTGGTGTTACCTCTTCCTCTGGCTCTCCAGCCTCAACTAGTTCACCTAGTAATTCTTTTCCGGGATCTGATTCATCAGGCTCTTCACTAAGGTACTTAGTAGCAAGCATCTTAAACCTAGTCATTTCCCTATCTTCAGCTTTTTTCTTATAGTCTATCTTATCATCTTTTACACTGATACCTTGAGACTCTACAGCTTGCTTTAAGAACTGGTGTATTACAGGACCAACAAGCATTCCAGCATCTACTGTATGCATACCTCTCATTACACCAGTTGTTGTTATAGTTTCAACAATAGGTTTCAGTGGTATGCCTGTCTGCATCATAACAGCTAGATCATCTATAACATCTTGATTAGCTAACTTGTTAATATAGAACTTAGTAATCTCTGTCATGTCTGACATTTCTGCTGGGTTTTCCCAAGGGTTATTCTTCGGTTCATCTGTTAAAGACTGACCGGGAATTGGGCTATCGAATAGTGATGTTGCCATGATGTTATCCTATTTAGTAAATCCTGCACCAAAGTATAAGCCTACGATAGCTGATACAATGTGCGTATCCAATGGTGTTATTACAAATCCTTGTGCGTACTGCCACTTAACTACTTCTGGTCCTGATCCGAAGATAAAGTCAAGGAAGCCTACCTGTATCTCAGTGTAGCCTACATACACACCTACTTCTGGATAGAACACCGCAACCAACTTTGGCAACACTATTATAGCAAATACTGCAGATAATGCAATAAGTCTTCTTGTCCATGCGAAGTGTTTATCGTTCTTTCCAGCGTTACGTGCTTCTGCTGCAAAGCTTGCGTTGGCGTTGGCACGTTCCATGAGCATCTTGTTCTGCTCTTGTTTCATCTTCATGCTCTGCCCCCAGATGGACATCACTCCACCTAGTACGGTAGAGCCAAGCATTGTTATTAGTTCTAGTGGTAGTCCAAACATTATGGTGTTCCTAATTGCATATAGTCGGGTTGTACTGTATCTAATATAGCAGCTAATTCAGCTTTAGTTGTACCTGTTCCTTGACCATATGTATTCCCTTCTACAGAAGCCCATATATCTGCTATTCTGTTTATTGTAGCGTCTTGTGACTTTTTACCTTTAACGTAGTTATCATAGCCTGTTTCTTTTAATGCAAGCCTAGCAATCTTTTCTTGTAACGCAGGAGTAAACTTCATATCTGGAGTAAGTTTAAGTTTATCTGCCCAATAATTTTTTTGTGGTTTTTCTGGTGTTCCATTTGGCCCAAACAGTGAAGTCTTAACAAACTGATACTTACCTACTGCACTAGTTCCTTTTGTTGTTCCCGGAACTTTTCCTTTTGTTGCATTTATAAGTTTCTTTTGATAATCAAAAACTTCTTGTATTGTCATTTGTGTTATAGGTTTATCAGGTGCTAATGTATCTCCATAATTATATACCATATCATATTCAGTAGTACCTATACCATGTTTGGCCTGTCTTTGTAGTTTATCAGCTACTGCTCCTTCTCCCACTGCAATCTTATTCAAAACCTTTTGTGCAGGAGTTGAAGGTAAGTAACCCATATAGTTGTCTGTATCTGGTATACCCAAGTCATCATCAGATAAACTATTCTCTATTGTTGGTACAGAAGAACGAGGTGTCATTATACCCTGACCTGTGCTTGGGTCTGGCCCCATACCACCAAAACCAGTTGTGTCCTCTGGTTCAAATATACGTTGATCTAAAGGTACACCAGACTGGTAAAATTTAAACTCAGGATCAGTGCTTGCGACTTGTACGCCACTCATGTCTTTCTCACTGCCTAAACCTCTACGCAAAGCAGCTTGTGTGTCTGATAAAGGTAGCTGTATAGTAGCACCAGCATCTATTTCATCTGCTTTTTCTATCTGAGTATTTAAACTCATTAGAGCTTTGACAGTAGTATTATTATCTCTGGCAATCTCTGATAGTGTATCTCCAGATTTTATTGTATATGTTTTTGTAGGTACAGCAGCAGACATAGCTAATGCTCTAGGTACATCTGTTAGTTCTTCTGGTGTAGAAGGTTGTGACATTGTAGGAGCAGCCATTAAGCCTCTACGAGGGTCTTGCATGTCAGGGTCTACTGTTGAACCAATAGAAGGAGAAGTGTCTCTGGTGTCGGAGTAGCCACCAAAGTTATATGTCTCTACATTGTATTCATCAAAAGGAGAAGATAATACCTGTCGTTCAACAGGAGCAGGTTCAGGCACAACAAACATAGGGCCACCATAGAAGTCCATCATATACATAGGCTCTTCTTCTTTAGGTTCCATATCAGCACCAGCACCTACAAAGAAGTCATATATCTTTTGGTCTAGGTTTCTGTCATCCTCTTCAGGCTCAACCTTTGTTGTAGCTGCACCTAATCCACTTGGTTTATCATCATCTCTCTTGCGGAACTCTTTCATAAAGTCACTTTGAATTTGTGCTGCAGTAGAGGTGATAGGTTTACCACCAACGCTGCCTATTCCTGCAGACATCATGGAGGCAGCAGCCTGTGCGTTAGCGTTTGATAAATGATTTGGATTGTATGTCATGTTGATTGCCCTAGAAGATATCCCAAATGTTTTCCAAGAAAGAGTCTGTAAGTTCAGCAGCAATAGCAGACAAGCCTGTTTCAAAAATACTACTATCATCTGCCCCTTCTTTTATTTTTTGTACAGCTATATTGTTGTCTCTTTGTTTTTGACTTTCTCCAGACTTCCAAGCCCAGCCCATTAAATCTCTTTCTTTTTGTAGAATGGCATCATAGGCTGCTCTTGTTAAGTTGTTAGCCACCATAGCTGCATCTCTATTAGCTTGATTGTTTGCGGCATTTGCTGCTGTAGTAATTGACTGTAACCATCTGGCGTTAGCTTGTGCAACAACTAAGTGATTCTGTGCATTAAACTGATCTCGTAGGTTAGACTGTGCTGCGTTGAATTGTGAAATAGCATTTGTTTCACCTGCATTAAATCTGTTTATTGCATTAGTTTGTTCTGCATTAAACTGTGCTACTTGTGTTGCTAGGTTTGCAAAGAACTGATTAGTTTGATTTTCTGAAGTAGCATTGAATTGTTTAGCAGCATTGTCTGCTCCCTGATCACTAAATATAGCACTAACATTTGCTTGATGCTTGAACATAAGAGTTTGCTGTTCATTGCTAAGATTAGCCATATCCATCTGTAAGAAAGACTGAGCGTTCTGTACGGCTGCTCTTTGTCTGTTGTCTAGGTTAGCTAGATCAATCTGTGACATAGTAGCAGCATCAGCCAATACCTTTGCTTGTTGATTAGACAGGTTAGCTAGATCTACACTTTGAGCAAGTCTTGCATTCTCTATTGCTACTTGTTGTTCAGCACTAAAGTTGATGTTAGCTATCTCAGATATACGTGCAGCATTCTTTACTTTAGTTTGGAACTCTTGGTCAAACTCCATGCCTAAAAAGTTTGCACGTTGTTTGGCTTTCTCTAGTGCCATAGCTTGCTTGTTAGACGCATCCATTTGTGCGATGGGCAATGCTGATTCCATAGCTGCTTGAGTTATAGCCATACCTGCCATACTTGATGCAGACAATCCACGTGCTGCCATTGCTGCGTTAGCTGCTCTCATAGCCCCTGCAGCCCAAGCAGGTGTATCACCACCTTCAAAGTCTTCCATCAATCTGCCTAGCTCACCACTTACAGTAGCTGCTTGTGTCTTGGCTAGTTCTTCTTCTACTTGTGACCGATCAACAGTAGTACCATCTATAAGCTGTTCTGGTGTTACCTGTAATGGTGTTACTGCTTCTACTCTCTGTGCTTCAGCTAACTGTGCAGCGTCTAAGCCTAGTGATGCTGCAGTCTGTGGGTCCATCTGTGCAGCTTCCATTTGAGCTTGTTCACTTACTTGACCTTGTGCAGCTTGCATGTCTGCTGTTGCAGCTTCTATAGCATCTTGTGTTAGTGTAGCATCCATAGTTGCTGCATCCATTGGCGTAGGTGCTGCAGCTAATGCAGGTTGTCCTGCAGTCGTAACAGTTGCTTGTGTTGCATCTCCTGCTTGACCGATACCTTCTCCCATTAAACGGTTAGCTCCACCCTCGTCAGCTACGACACCAGCCCTTGTAACTGGGGCTGTAGGATCTGCCTGTATCTGTCTTGTCATCTCCTGACCAGATAACAGGGCAGCTTGTGCGTTAGGGCTATTTCTTCGGTCATCCAAAGGACGAGGCTTTCTAGGTGTGTTTATTTCATTTAACACTGCTTGCTGTTCAGCTTCAGTCATTTCTGAAAAAGGCTTTCCATACTTTTCTAAGAAACCTTTCTCAGTAGAATTTATACCTTTATAATCACCATAATTTAACATATCATTAGTATGCATTGAATTGGGAGGTAGGATACGAAATCCATCATCAATTTTAGGCGTGTTAGTTGTTATTAGATTTCCAAGGTCAGCTAGTCCTTTAGATGTAGTAGCTGGTGTATTAGCTGGTGCTTTCTTACTGCCCCTATCATCAGGTAATCCTCTAATTGCTGTTTGAAGATCAACTCCAGGCACATTTAATCTTTCTCTCAGTGTACCTGTTTGCAGTGTCTTTTTGTCTTTCTGTTTCTGTACTGCCCTAGCGTGGGTTTCTTTTGTTTTTGCTGCATATTCAGGTGTGCCTATTTTAGGACCGCCAAACAATCCCAAAAATGCACCAATACGTTTACCTTCTACCATCTGCCTAGCTGCCATAGTATATCTACCCATCTTGGCTGCTGCTGCAGGGTTAGCTGCTAGAAACTGATTGATAGACTTTTCATCAGTAGGTCCATTGTAGCCCAACGCTGGTAATATTTTATTCTGTAATGTCTCAGGCTTAAACCCTGCAAATTTCTTAGCCATTTTTTATTTCCCTATTTGCATCCACAATGATGCTGCAATGAATGTTATTACTGCTACAGTTGACATCTTTACGATAGTTGACCAAACACCTTTACGTGTATCACGCCATGCTTCTAGTAAGCTACGCATCTCTTGTATATCTTTACGAGCATCATCATCATGCAAGCCTACTTCACGCAATGCTGCTTTAGCACCACGCTTGGCTGCACGATCTAGCATATCTTCTAGTTCCTCTGGTGTGATACTAGACATAGCCCGACATATCCTCGTTTGTTACATTATGCTCAGTCATACTAATTACTTCCATAGCAATAGTACCACCGTTTCCATCGTCTTGATCTTCCATAGTACTAGTATATTCAAAGTATTTATCTACTTTTTTCATAGCACCATATTCGTTTCTATATTGCCTTACTTTAGTTATAACCTCACTAGCAGTAAGAGGCATTGTGTTTTCACCTCCATATACTGAGTATACAATATAGTTACCATCACTAGAACTAGTTAAAGCATTTATTTCACTATCTGTTAAATTATCTCCTACATCCCAAGCATCTGCTACATCTGTAGGTGTAATATTAGTAACCCCACAAAACAGTGTAGGCTGTGTATCTAATGTAGACTTCATTGTAACTACTGCAGCTTCTACTTCTGCAACAGTATCTAACTCTTGGAATGCGTAAGTGTAGTTAGGCATTATGTTGTAGCTCCATAAATATTGCCACTGTTGGTAAGTGTGTAAGTGTTTCCACTATCCTCAATAGCTTTACCTGCAGCACCCCCAGTGTAGGTAGCACTAGACTGTCCACCTGCAGCACCCCAGCCACCACCACCGCCGCCAGCTTGAGATGCTCTAGTGCCTTGAGATGCCTGACCTGCTTCATTAGCTGCACCACCGTAGCCACCTTGACCTTGTAGATCTCTGTTGTCACGGTTTCTTCTTACACCGGGAAGGATACGTCCACCACCACCGCCGCCACCACAGTATTGTGCATTTGATGATGTTGTGTTATAAGTACCACCTGTGCCACCAGCTTGACCACCAAAACCTAAGTCATCTGCTGGATTACCTGCAGAATTTGCGTTAACTGTACCGTTGAAGCCTGAAGCATTAAGAACACCACCACCACCATTTCCTATGGTAAGACCAGAAGTACCTTCAATAGTTGTTCCTGACGTAAAGTTAACATTGGAGCCTTGGCCTCCAGTACCGCCACCTGCACCACCACCGCCACCAGCAGCAGCACCTGAACCATAACTAGCACCGCCAGTACCATTACCTCCTGCACCACCTCCACCGCCACCTGCTATGTAGCCGCCTGAGTAGTTAGTAATAGTTACGTTAGATACACTAGAGTTTATCTTTATAGCAGGACCACCTGCAGCACCGTTTGTTTGGTTAGTACCACCATTACCCCCACGTCCAATTATCTTACCGTAGTTCTTTATAGTACAAGGTATGTCAATTGTAAGAGCAGCAGTAGATGTACTGTTTGACCATAGCCAGAAGCTGGAAGGTATTACAAATGTTTCACCAGAGCTTATATAATCTGACACAAGAGCTTCCTGTATGTTTGCTTGACCGTTTATGTTACCTTCGTTTACTGCTTCCGTTTCATCAGCAGCACCATAATACTCATTCATAGCATTTTGTGCACCAGAGGCTTTACCTATTAAGCCCCTAACGTCTGCATCATTTAAAGAAACTTGTGTTCCAGTAGTAGCACCTAATTCTAAATGAATATCATTAAGGCTTATCTGACCGCTAGTCTGCAGAGCCATTCTTTAGTTCCTCTATTTCAGCTTTTAACTCTTTGATAGCTTCAATAAGTAATCCATGAAGTTGATCATACTGTACTGTTTTATATTCTACATCATCCTCATTATGAAATACGAGGGATTTATTTTCTACTGCAGAAGGTAGTACTTTTTCCAACTCTTGAGCAATAACACCTGCAGATTTCTTGCCGTCTTTGTTGTAGCTAAATGTATAACCATTTATCTGTGACACTTTGTCTAAAGCATTATCTATTTTTTGTATGTCATGCTTTAGTCTTTCATCTGATATAGTAGTAGAGTATGCAATTACGTTACCATCAACGTGTAAGTCACCTCCGCTTGTTAGCCTCATGTCCTCTGCAGCACCAGTCCAAAATCTCATGTCAGAGCTACCGTCATTAAAGTGTATATACTCATGAAGATTTCCAACGTATACATCAGTAGTAGCAGCTAGTCTTTGATCCCCTACAAGAGTAGCAGCTATAGAAACGTTAGCTGATCCGTTGAAGGATGTTGAACCTGTAACATCTCCAGTTAAAGATATAGTACGTGCAGTTGCTAGTGTTGATGCAGTAGATGCGTTACCTACCAAAGATCCTGTAATGTTACCTGATGCATTGATAGTAGTAGCAGTTATAGCTGCAGCACTATTAGCACCAATAGTAGTTCCATCAATACTACCACCATTAATGTCTACAGAGGGGCAAAAAAGAGAGTCAACGTCAGCAAGCCCATCAATATAAATATTACGCCATTGTAAGGTAGATGAACCTAGATCAAAAGCATTATCGTCATCAGGAATCATGCTACTGTCTATTCTAGCATTAATAACTAGATTGTCTGTATTACCATTTCCTAAAGTAAGACTACCATCAACAGTTAAGTTACCTGTAACGTCTAATGCTCCACCAACATTTACATCTGTCGTAGTTGTTACTACCCCTGTAAAAGTAGAAGTCTCATCTACGGTTAGTACATCTGTTTTTACTGTTCCATCAAAGAAAGCATCCTTCCACTCAATGGCAGATGTGCCTAGATCGTAAGTATTGTCTACCTTTGGACGCACAACACTAGAGGTTACAACAAGATCTGCAGACGGTCCTAAGTTTTCAATAGGTGGACCATTACCTGTAGTGCCATCGTGTGTATGACCAGTAGATGCGTTGAATGCTGCCTCAATAGCATTGTATTCAGCGTTAAAGTCTGCAGCATCAATAACTGCACCTGTGACTATATTAGCTGTTGATTGACGTGTATATCCTGCCATGATTATTGCCTATCGTTTTGTCTATATTGTAATACTGCTGAGTCTAGTGTATAAGGTGGGTTGATATCATCACTAGTTATTCTCATAGCTACTGTATGAAAAGACCCTATAAGGTTTTCGTTATATACTTTCTTTATCTTACTACCAAATATAACACCAGATCCCCCATAAGTTGAATTAGGTGCACCAAACATAAATACACCACCGCCACCTGTAGCTGAGTCTATGTCTATCTCTTCTGGTTGTACAATTCTTGTATCACCACCTGAGTCAAAGTCAAATAGCAACCTGAACTTTAAATCTATTCTACCTGAAGGGTCTGTATATAGTGTTAGCTTGTATGCTGTTTTACGTACTTCAGGATCAGTTACAGGCATGTAGGGTGTTTCTAAGATAGTAGGTATAGTCTCACCATCAAACCCATTAGTCTGTTCCATCTCATACAAGTAGCCATCGTCATTAGCAAACATTATAGACTCTTGTGTACCTGTGTATATACTGTCTGCTATATATGCCTTTATGCCCTTAGTTGTTGACCATTGTATATTATCAGCACCTTGAGCAATAAATTTAGTAGCTATTAAACCTATAGCTGCACCTTTATCTTGTGTCTGAATAAAAGCAAATATTCTGTATTGACCCTTTTCACGTAGTATAACAGAAGAGAATTGTGTTGTCGAGGTTAAAAAGTCATCTGAGTCTTTATATATCTTATCAGAAGCAACGTCTAAACCAAAGTCACCTATTCTATCTGTAGCACTTAATAGTCTTAGTCCATCTGGTGCAAGATACATAACATCTCCACCAAACTCTTGTATACTATCAGCACTTATACAACCAAGTTTATCTGTTATAGGTTGTAGTTGAAAATCTGCTGTAGTATTACCTACTAACCTTTTAACAGAGTCTGCTGTGAATATGATAAGCTGTTCACGAAAGACTATCATACCAGTGACATCACTGCCTACAGATATACTACCTGCCCCATCTGCTGCTGCAAAATTATCTACAGTAAATGGTGCTGTAAAATATATTTGATTTGCTTTAGCATAAAATGCTGTATTCTTAAATATAGTTACTAGTTCTGCACCTTCTACATCTGTATTTATTTTAGGGCTGGAGGATGTTAAATAGGATGTAGTGTTGCCAGAAGTATTGTATAGCATAGGATAGTGTAGCCCATCTACAAATACTACTTTGTCATCTCCATCAAAGTTATACATAGCTTTGTATACTTTACCACCACCTGTTTGAGATGATGTAATTAGATGTATCCAACTAGTTCCTGTACTATAATAGTAAGCTGTGTTACCTACTTCAGTAGAAGATAGATGACCAAAAGTGAGAACAGTATCATCAGCTAAAGTTTGAGCAGAGGATAATACAATATTGTTTTGGTCTGTTACTGTAGAAACTGTTACAGTACCACTTATACCTGTACCTGTGACGTACATGCCTACTTCTATAGTACCACTATTACCGTCTAATACAACTGCAGTACTTGAAGATGTAGCACCGTTAACATTAGCGGTAGCAGTCTGTAGTTCTGTCACAGCAGCAGCGTCTACCTTACGTGCAACTACAGCACGTCCACTAGAAACTACATGTAACCCTAAAACATTTCCAGTGCCAGGAATCTCAGATGTACTATACTTTTGAAAGCCTCTTACTTTAGTGTATCCACCTTGCCTGTCTGCTTCCATATTTTGAAGTATAGTAGCAGAACCTATAGCATTTATACCCTGTTGTAAGGGTGACATATTAGAGATCAAACCACCTTTGAACTCAATAGGAAATGTTGACCATTGTGTTGGCATTAGAAGTGTACTCTCGTATCTCTAAGATAATCTGTTCTATTAATGTTTATACTTCTAAGATGTTTTATACCTTGTTCAAACTTTTGAAGTGCTGCAGTGGCATTTGGTGTATCACCACGAAACTGATAAGCATAATGCATTGCACCATCAACAATAACAAAACGATACTGTTCTGGAAGAGATGGTACATCTGTAGCACTTATAAGGTCATAACCTACTCTATAATATTCATACACCATCTCATATGCTTTGTCGGGCATAGGGTAGCATATTAGTTCTCTATTTGGTGTTCTTACTATGTGCGTTGGTACAGACTTAGTTTGTGTGTTATACTCAGCATCTGCATACTTTTCTAGATACTCTTCATATGTCATGTTCTTTAGCTTAACAGTACCTACATTAAGAGTATCATTTCTCTTGATCCTGAAGCTATTCATGTTTATAGTTTTTGCATCATTAGGGTAGCTATATCTAGGCTCCGATGCTGTAAGTGTTTCTTCATTTTCTACATGATTCCAAGGCCATTCATATTCTTCTTGTTGAATATGTCTAATAGAAGAGTTGACTGCCTCTTTAGCAAAAGCAAAAAATCCTGTAACGGTAGTAAAGTTATCTGTGGTTAATTGTACTTCATTAAGTCTGCTGTTAACGTCATTAACTAGTCCTATGAAATCGTATGCCATATTACTTCTCTTTTATCTTTAGGAAAATGGAACGTTCAAAAACAAGACCATCTCCTGTGGTTATCTGACAAGTAACTTTATATTGTTTGTTGTTTGTACCTAATGCAAAACGTGCAGTAGCAACTTTACCAGAAATAGTAGATTGAACAAACTGTAATCCATCTACCACTTCAGCATTAGATACTGGTTCCTTAGTACCATCAGAGTCTTTTACAAACCAAGAAGCAGCAGATAAAGTGTCATCAGGTATAAACCTTGACCAATCTACGCTGTAGTCTATAGTTTCATCAGGATCTTTGTCAGGCCATTTATAAGACATTGCTTGTCCTTATCGTGTTATTAGTACTGTAGTAGGTAAACCTCTGTGCTTATCAACAACTAGTGTAAAGTTTTCAGGATTTATGTGAGTGGTTTTACCTAGACTTAAAGAAGGGTTAATTAAAGTTATCACAGGGTTGTCTTGTTGTGGTATATGTACTGTTTTACTTAAACCATAACCACCTTCAGGAAGTATATATACTGTTCTTGTTCTACTAAAATCATCTGCTACTGCATCATAGTCAAATAGATTATTAGCAGGTGGATCTAAATTTATGTTTAGACGAGCAAGTAGTGTAGCTAGTTCTACAGACACTCCTACCTGCAAGAAAGGAGTTATATCAACAACAGTAGTTGCTAAATTGACACTGCTTGTAGTTATATTTGCTTTTGCGTCAAAGTCAAGTGCTGATATGCTTGTAACAGAAGATAATCCACTTAAAGCAGGAGTAATTCCTTTAGCATCAAAACCTGCAGTACCTGCAGTAGTTACAGCAGTAGCTGCGCTGGGTGTTATGTTAGCTAATCCAACAAAACCTAACGTACCCTCAGTAAAACTTGCAGTAGTTGCACTTGGTGTTACGTTAGCTTCTGCATCAAAGTCAACACTGTTTATAGTAAAAGAAGCTGTAGTTGCTGTTACTTCTTTAGAAGCTGTAAGAGTAAATGTATGATTGTTAAGTGTTGTTGTAGCTGTAGCAGCACTAGGTGTTATATTAGCTTCAGCAACAAAGTCTAATGTATCAATACTAAAAGCTGAAGTAACTGCACTTGAGGTAATGTTAGCTTCAGCATCAAACCCTAAAGTACCAGCAGTAAAAGTAGAAGAAACAGCAGGTATTGTTTTGTTTGCTTTTGCTTCTAGTGTTAAGCTATTGACTACTTGATTTATTACCTGAGAGGCTAAAGTAGTTGCAGCACTTCCATCACCTGGAGAAGATAAAGGTGCAGCAGATAATGGACTAAAGCCTAACATTTATTTTTACTTTACTGTTACATTTGGTATTGGTTGAACAGCTTTTAACTCATCTGGTGTAGTTGCTGCATCAATGTCTGAGTGCGTTGGAGCATCACGAAGTGCTTGCTTGTCTGCTACTATTTGCGTTGTAGAAGAGCTAGTCTCTAAAGCTTTCATAAAATCAGTGTCTAGCTTTGCAAGCTCTGGCTCACGAGCTAAACGTATTTTATCACGCCAGACATCTTTAGCCTTATCCATATTAACTACAACCGCACCATTTTCTGGGGCTTCCCATGCTTCACGGAAAACCCGATCTGTCGGTATTGTTAAATCTTCAATGTCTACTTCTTCTGCATCACCAACCTTAACAAAGACGTCAAAAGGATCATCTGGTATCGGATCAACTTTAGTTGCTAGAATATTTGGGTCTACTAATTCTTCTTCTTCACTCATTGAGCCACTTCCCATGCTTCTCGAAAAGTCCTGTCACTTGGCACTAACTCCACTGGAACAATACGCATAATGGTTCTGTTTCCCTTGTAGTCACGCCAAACGCTAGGCTCTACGTCTTTCATAATTAAATATTCTATTGCTTGTTCTTCAGTCATAGCCCCAATAGGCTCCGCCGTATGATGCTCTTGTGGTGCGCCTTCTGGCTTTAATCGGTCACGATGATAAGTTTCTATAGGAGGCAAAATACCACCCTCTAACGCACAAGCCATCCAATTAGGGTCAGGACATAAAACAACCGCCGTTTGATCAGGCTGATCTGGTATTTCATAAATAACACGATACTTTGACTGCACCTTTTTTAGTTTAGATTTAGCATCACATAGTCGATCAAATAAAGTTTCAGACATGTCTAATCACCAATAATTACTATATTGATATGGTTACTATCATAATACGAATTTGCAGGTTGCCATTCCGTATAGAACGTAAAAGAACTGGTGGCGTAAGATTGAGGAAGTATAACACGACCACCATAGTTAGGTAATGCACCCCCTGCCGCACCGCTAGCAGAATAAGAACTATTTGCTGTATTAGAAGAGAAGTTACTGCGAAAATAACCAGTACCCAAGTCGGAAACGCTTGATTGATTTAAACTGTCACGAACACTTAGCGTTCCAATAGAATTAAAGTTAGTCCAAACTTTTGCTGTGCTTTGCGATCTAACATTGCCGCTTACTTCAAGTCCATAACTTTGTGATCGTGCTTTCCATACTCCATTATGGTACATATAGGCGTAAGAGTTACGAGAGGCATAAAACATCCACTCGTTATCAACATCGTTAAATATACCCACGTTGTTGCCGTTGTCGTGCATAAACACCATACGACCACCAATGTTATAACCTTCCCAATTGCCATGCGCCCCACCGTCAATCTGAATAGAGCCGTAGTTACCTGAGACTGGTTGAAAGTAGCCGTTGCCAGTGTCGCCTAGTCGGACGCCTGTTGTATTGATTGTAACCTCTTGGGAGTTTGCTGTACGCATACGAATTTCATTTGTAGCAAACTGTATATAAGTATCAGTATCGCCAGTGTGTAAAAGGGCGTTACCCATGTAGACGTTATTGGTAGTAAGGTCACCGACACCACTTATACTATTATTGTTTAAATTTAAAGCAGAACCCATGTAGACAGTGCCAGAAGTGTACCAGTTAAGATACATGTTACCATTGGCGGCACTATCCATGTGGAGGTTGCCAGAAGAGTTCCTTATTCTTGAAATGTTATTACTGTTAGCAGTAGTCCAACCACCAATATACAAAGAAGCGTTGTATGAACTGTTAGTAAAACGCAAACCTTCTGTGTCTGTAGCAGACCAACTATAAGTCACTCCTGCGTTAACAGTGTCATCAGCATCACTTCTGAGAAACGAACTGCCATGAACACCGTCTAGTAAATCAGCATCTAAACCAGAACCCGAACCGTCATTTGATTGGTTCCAAACCTTATATTTATTTCCCCCTAGTGACCATCCACCAATAGCAAGATTATTTGTTGACCCATCAAGACCAAAATAAAAAGCATAATCACCTGCAACATGAAATTGCATAAAAGCATCTGCCCCTGCGGTATCTTGGTAAACTTCTAAGGTTGCTTGATCACCGCTTGTACTTTCAATAGCGTCTGCGCTTTGATAACTATGCTGACCACTTGTCATTGTTGAGCTTACGTTATTTCTTAAAAACGCTGTGCTGTCTAATCCATCGAGTGTGTCAGCGTTAGATCCACCACCTGCATTCTGCCATGTTGGTGCAGATCCAGAACCATTAGAAGTTAATACCTGACCAGACGTACCATAGTTAGCACCACCCAAGCCAATCTGTCCTGCCGATCCTATACGTAGACGTTCTGAGTTCCCGCCAGCATAAAACAATAACTCTGCACTATTAAGTGCCTTACCCTGTGAGCCAATGGCTGCACCAGATGTAGACGTTCCCGATGTAAACTGAAGTCTTGGCCCATCATTAAGAGTTGTGCCAGTGTTTCTAATCCTCAAAGTATCAACAACACCCGAACCATTAGTTGACGAACCGATAATGTCTAACTTTGTATTTGCGCTTGTGTTGTTAATCCCAATATTACCATCCCCAAGGATGCGCATAAGAGATGTGCCAGACTTGTTTGCAAAGTCAGCAGCGTAGTTTCCGCTGTCGTCCCCAGCTTTTACAGAAATACCATAAGAACCAGTGGCGTGATTGTTTTCAAATCTAGCAACTAAGTTATCTGAAGCTGTCGCCAAGACATCCAATTTAACGCCAGATACAGAACTTACCCCAATCCCCACATTGCCATCACTCAAAATACGCATGGCTTCAGTAGAACCTTGGGTAAAAATAGTATCTTGCGGAACTGTAATGTCTAAATCACGACCACCATTTTCTACTTTTATAGTAGAAGCGGCAAAACCGTTATCAGTATCTTCAATGCTTATTGTTGGGTTAGCTGTTGATGTAACACTCAAACCACCAAACGTAACACTTGCTGTAGTTGCGACATCTTGTCCAATAGCAACGTCATCAGCATTTACTGTAACACCTGTACCTGCACCGACAGCAAGGGTGCGATTAGCAGTCAGATCACCTCCCCCGGTTAAACCATTACCTGATGTAACAGTAAAAGACGTAGCAACCTTGCCGTCAAGTGCAGTCTGTAGCCCATCCACATTAGAGATTATGTGAGCATGGGAATCATCTACTACAGCAGTTGTCATATTGACATTACCTGAACCATCAAAGGAAACTGTACCTGTTACATCTCCTGATAGTTGTATATCTCTTGCTGTAGCTAAAGCTGTTGCTGTGTCTGCGTTACCTGTTACATCACCTGTCAGGTCACCTGTGACATTACCTGTGACATTGCCAGTTAGGTTACCTGTGACGTTACCTGTAAGTGGTGCGGTAACACCTGCAAATGTTGGGGAGGCTGTAGTACGAATATCTTGTACTGTATCAAATGTTGTACCAGTAAGTGTTAAACTGTCACCTGCCTGATACACAGTAGTTTCTGCAACCTCTGCAAAAACAATATTAGTAGTACCAAATACGATTGTACCTGCTGTACTTAAAACATCTAAGTGACCTGCATTAGTAGAACCTTCTTTGATGAAGAAAGCATCACCCTTACCAAAGGCATCAGGATCAGACGGTGCTGAAGTATCTGTGTCTGTAGAACGAGTTAGTACCCACGCAGTAGAGCCATCACCTACTGTCGTTACAGTATATACACCATTTTGTGTTTGGTCTGTTTGGTTAGCGACAAGAACACGATCATTTAATACCATGTTTACGCTGTCTATAACTAATGCTGCGTTTGTTCCTGCATTAGTAAGCGTAGCCCCTACACCTGATGAACCATTGTTGTAAGTAGCATTTAGGTTACTAGGATGTTCAGCACGTACTGGAGTATGATAGTGTAGACCTGCAGATGCAATAGTGTCTACGTACTGTTTAGTAGCCGCCTGTAAAGCAGCACTAGGATCAGCATTAAGTGTTACTATTCCTCCAGATGTTATATTGTTGAAGGTGACATTGTCAGATGTACCTACAGCTTGTCCTATAGAAATAGCACCATCTGAGTATGTAACACCTGTACCGCCAGATAGATGAGAGTTTACTCTGGCATCTGTATAGTATTGATTAGTAGAACCTTCAGATAAATCATCTGTATCAAAGTTAGAAAGAGAAACATCTGCTAAGTTACCACTAGCATCTTTGAATACAGCTTTATCTGCAGGATATGTCATAAAGACATCTTTAGTTCCTGCACTAAAGTTAACGGCTGATGTACCATTAGATCCAGCTAGAACAGTTGTACGAGTTAAGGTGTTACCTGTGTTCCAAGTTCCTACACCCACTTCCCATTCATCTGTTCCTGCTACAGTATGAGAGATAGTATAATAAGTAGTATCTCCATTTGACATGTAAGATTGAAACTGATCAAACGTAGCAGAAGTGCCACCTAAACTGATAGCACCTGTGCCTGTAGTTGTAGTTTCTTCTTTTACACGATCTTTTAGTACAAAAGCCATTTATAGAGCCTTATTATGTTATGCGGATAACTGCGTTAGATGCGTCCTGCGTTGGGAATACTACAGTGAAATCACCATTAGTTGCTGTAACTGTACTGCCAAAATCAAAAACTGCAATAGCTTTATTTGCCTGTGATGCGTTATATATAATAGCACCATCTGCAGATATGGTTAAAGTAGAAAATACTTCATCTGCAAAGTCAATAAAAGCAGTGCTTCCAGATAGATTAATAATGCTAGAACTACCATCAGTAGGCCCACCTAAGTTTTGCCCACCTGCACTGTAGTTTGTACCAGTAGCTTCATCACTGTTACCTGTCACGTCAGAGTAGTTTGTAGTTGCAGCACCATATGTACCTGTAGGTGTTGCTTTAATTAGAGCTATTTTTAATGTGTCTGTGTCTAAGTCGTGAACACCCCCAAGTAGCTCTTGCTTGAAGCTGTTGCACATTGCCGTTGTAATTGCCATTTGAGAATGTCCTCTATGTGTTTAAATGCACAAAGAGGCCAGCATATAGCCAGCCTCTAAGTTTAACTTGATTAAGCAGCGTTGTAGATAGCTGACACCAATGCTTGTGGGCGTAAGATTTTACGTCCGTAAAGGTGCATACCACGTACAATGTCTGCAAATGAGTCAGGATCTCTGTAGTTCTCAACTTTGTTGATCTGCTCTGCAGTAGCTACAGCTTCTTGCTGACCAGCTAAGATCACACCGTAGTTAGCGTCTTGTGCTAGTGAGCCTGATGTACCTGGACCTGTACCTTTAGCAGGTAGGTTGTTAGATACGTGTACTGCGAAGCCATGTAAGTTGTTCATTACAAGACCGTTCTGTAGACCTGCTCCACCGAAGTCTGCGTTGAGAAGACGTGAGTCTTCATCTTTTAGCATTTCCATGAATACTGGATCTACTACCAACCAACGTCCACGTGAGTCAACATTCGCTGTGTCCATTTGACGTGCCATACGAGCTACGACTGTCAATGGTGATACAGTGTCTGAAGATAGTGAAGTTGCTCCTGGCAAACGTACTGCTAGTGGAATAGAGTCACCAGTAGCGTATGCTGTTGATGCAGAGTCAGCAGAACCTAGTTGACCCATATCAGTAGCATCCAACTGGTTAGCAATTAAAAATTCACCGTTGATTTCACCTGCTGTTGGGTGCTGTGCAGTTCCTGATACAGTTGTGATTAATGCACCTGCTGTGGTGTAGCCTGACATGTAAGATAGTACGTCTACGTCAATAGCGTCTGCCATTTTATATGCTGCTCTGTCTGCAGCTAGGCTTACGAAGTCAACGTGTGAGAACTGCTCTTCAATGTCATCCATTTTGAAAGCAAAATAGTTAGCTTTGTCAATGGTTAGCTGGAAGTCACTGTCATCTAACTTCTCTACAGAAATAGCTGTGTGACGCTCTAGCGCATTAACAGTTACGTCTGGCTCTTTTTGGATGCGTACAACGTCACCCTGATTTGCAATGTCACCAAAGTATGAGTTATTAGTGATTGCGCTAATCACAGAGGCTTTTCTTAAAGCAATCTGTGCTTGTTTGGAGTACATAATTGGGCTGAAGTTGCCGTCAAAGCCTCCACTTGCTGATGTAATAGCCATAGTTAAAATCTCCTTATAGATATGGCGTGAGTTTAGTACACTACATATCCACCATGAAGAGGCTCTTTGTATTAGGGTAGTCAGCTATGCTTTGAGAATGCGCTTTCTCGTTGCGCTGGGCCTATACTCTGAGGTAAGTCTTGTTGTGTGGCTAGTGCTTGATTAAGCATACACACATTAACTGTTGTGTATATGCTATAGTTTTATCTACAATATATAGTTTGTCAACTATTTTCTTGACATATCGTAAATAAATCTTCCGTTACGTTGAGCATCAAGTATTTCTTCCTGACGCTTCTCGTATTCTTTAATAGACATTGCAGCTACCTGTGACTCTCGTATATACTTACTTGCTTCATCTGCTTCAGGTTTAGCTGCTCCTTTTGTCTTAACTGAAGAAGCTGCTGCTTTGTCAGAACTGTTAGTCTTTTTAGTTACTATTCCTGTATCTACTTTATATAGATCAATTACACGTGCTACTGACTTAGCATCTTCAGTATTCTCGTACAAAGCATCTTGTACCCATTTAGGTTGTTGCTCTGCCCATTTGTGAAATGCATCGTCTTCACGTATCTGAGAAAAGTCAGGATGCATACTAGCTAATTCAGCTTCTGCCTTTTCACGTTTAGCTGTAATACGTAATTCTTCAAACTCAGCCATACGATCTTCTAGATCTTTAGCTGTAGACTTAGATTTCTTATCAGCTATAGTCTCAATGATGCTTGCTACATCGGGATACTCTTTAGACCAAGCCTCTAACTCTTCATCAGTTTTAGGAAGTATGAGTTCATTCTTTGTTGCTTTATCTAGCTGCGCTTGTAGTGCTTCTAGTTTTGCGTTGAACTCTTCTTCTTTTTTCTGTGTGTGCCTACGTAAATCACCATAACGTTTCTTGAAGTTTTTCTCTTCTGCACTTAGTTCGGATTCATCTTCTTGTGCTTCAACTTTTGGTTTTTCTTCTTGTTTGGTATCACCCTCTGCCTGTACTGGTTCAGCTTCAGGCTCTTCGCTACTGGGTTTATCTTCAGTACTTTCTTCATCTGTAATACCTAGTGCTTCTTTCTTCAGAGCTAGAAGCTCTTCTTCATCTTTCTTGATACGTTCTTCATTACTTAGGTATCCTCCTCTTCCCATCATTACTTTTGGGATTTCAGGTTTTACCATAGGGTTTGGTTTTGCTGTTTCACTTGTAGCCATTTGTTTTCTCCTTATGCTGGGGTCAGCCGTAGCTGAGTGGCCTTATAGTTATTTGGATTTATTTTTTATTTTTAGTAGCTTTCTTCTTTTTACTTTGCATTAAACCGCCTTTTTCAAAACCTCTTATAATACCTCTGTCCATATCTTTTAAAACTTGTTCTGTTCTAGCTGCTGCTTTCAATGACTCAGTTCTTTCTTCTCTTGAAGCTCCCCTATCTCTCATATCTTTCATTAATTTTTGAGTGTTTTGTCTTGCTTGTTTAACTCTATCAGACATTTCATTTACAGGAGTAGGTTGAGGTGTAGATACCCTATCTCCAAAAGCTATTTCAGCAGCTTCTTTTGATGCCTGTTCTACTTGCTTCATTATTTCAGGATCAAGACCAGATACTTCGGGTGTTGTTACCTCTGGTTCATAAACATCTTCTACAGGAGCTAAAAACTTTTCTGGATCTGCTATAGCAGCAGCAACAAAAGCCTCATTGTCTTTTGGTTTTGCTATCATCTTAGCTGGTTCTTTACCAAAAAGTCTTTCTATAAATGTAGACTCACCTTCTATTTCCATTAGATTGTTTAATTTCATTCTATCTAGATCAGTAGTAGCAGGATCATCTAAACGTCTTTGTACTTCTGATTTAAGTTTTCTAGATTGATCTGCCATTGCTACTTTCATAAGGACACCCATAACAGGGTTTGAAGCCATAGCAAGTTTTGATACCATGTTTGTTATTTTAGAGTCTTGCTGACCTGATACCATATCTGTTAGTTCTTGTACAGAAAGCTGTTTATAGTTTATTCCCTCTGGCATTGGCATAGAAGGTTTATCATCCCTGTCACTAGGAGTAGCCACAGAAGGTGAAGGTGTTACAATGGTAGATACAGGGTAATAACCTACAGGTATATCTGTAGTAGGTTCACCATCAACAAAAGTAATAACTATCTTGTGTCCTGCATCATTCATGTATTCTCTAAGTTCAACCATTCCTGTGGGCACAGTACCTGTATCACCAATAGGAGAACCTATAGGTACGTCTGCCCTAGACATATCAAAGCCACCTTTTTGTGAATAGAAAGGTTGTTCATCAGAAGCCATACCACCTTCGTTGTACTTGCCTCCAAAGTTTATCTGTTCTGCTATAGATGGACCTTTTAGTTTTTTCTCTTCTTCTTCCTCGTCCTGCATGAACTTTGTAAGATAGTACATGATTTTTTCATATCTGTTTTTAAACTTAGGTGGTTTGCTATTATATCCACCTTTGTCCATAGTTACAGGGTCTTCTGAAAGTTCAATGATTTCTAGATCTGCAAGTTCTAAACCTAATTCATCTTCTTCCACAGGTTCATCCATATCCATAGGCTCTCCACCTATGCGTCCATCTTCTGCCATCTCAGCATAGCCCATCTTAGCTTCTCTACGTAGATCTTCAAATAGTTTTACACCATGAAAGTTTACTACATCAGCAGGGACAACTATCTCACCCTCACTAAGATTAGCTGGTATATCATCTCGTACATTTTCTGCAGTAGAGCCTAGCGGTATTTCATTACCTGATACAGGATCTATTCCTATCGTGTTGTCAGGAACCTTTCCAAAGTTCATCTCCATTTGATCTTCTATTGCCATACCGCCCTCACTGTATCCTTGGTATTCTAAATCTAATTTAGCATTCTTTGCTAATACTAATGGTCCTATCTGTATGACCTCAGTTGCTTCTCTAACAGGTACGTGTTTATTTTCACCTGCTCTTACGTAAAATCCACCCTGTCTTCGTGGGTCAAAACCTACCTGCACCCAATCAGGATCATCAAGTAACTCTGCTGCTGTAGCACGTATTGCATCTGCGTCTAAGTCTTTTACAGTACCTGATACAGTTGCATATCCTGTTTTATTTTCTACTCCAGTTCCTATTTTTTCACTTCGTTGTGGTGAAGCAATAAATCTAACAGGCTTACCATCACCACCAAAGTGTACAGCTTTTGCATAAGATGTAACACCTTTGCCATCTGCTGTTTTTACTGCAGGTGATGTACCAGCAACAATCCAAGTATCGTGTGCTAAATATGCAGGTATATCTAATCTACTATTAAATTGATCACCTACTTTTAAAGAAGATGTATTCGCACCTAACTTGGATGCAGTCTCATCATCTAAAACAAAAACACCTTTTTCTCTTTTGCCACTATCAAGTGCAAAGACTAAAGCCTTATCACTAGGTTCTCTAGGTAGTTGATCATACTCGCCTACAGGCTTTAATCTATCTACATTAGCTAAATGTTCATCTCTTGTTATTTTGTTTTCTAGTAATAATCTAGTAGACTCTTGAAGCTCAAGAGCCTCTGGAGATTTTTTATCATCAAGATCAATGCCACGTTTTTTTACAACTTTTTTTGCATTTTGTTGCCACGTAGTTGCATCTTCTGCTCCATCTAGTGCAGCCATTTCTGCATCAAAATCTACTTGCTCTTTAGGCTTTAGCCTAATGTTACCACCCATCATACCTACAGCATCAGGATCAACTTCAATACGTTTAGCTACATCTGCAGCCTTACGTATACCTGCTGCTGCTGCGTCACCTATTCCTGGAATAGTACCAATCAAAGCAGCACCACCTAAAGCAGCAATGAGTTTGTAATTAGGGTCTTCCTTCATTAACTCATCGTACACTTCTTTTGCTGCCATAGCATCTCCTATTATAGGAGTCATTTCAGCAACAGATAGAGCAGCGTCTTTAAAAGTAAGATCAGTATTTATGTCCGTTACAGGTTCTACACCATAAGACCTTACAAACCCAAGACGGTCTTCCTCACTTGGTTGATCCACCATTTACTGTTTCCTTTAGTAGTTTTAGCTTTCTGAGTACATCTATTGCACCCTGCTGTCTGTACACTATCACAGCATCATTAGCTGATTCCATTGTGCGCTGTCTCATATAAATTAAATCATCTATATGTTTTTGAAATTCATCATAGAGTTCTTTGTTATTGACCAACTGCTTGAGGTGCATTTCCTGTAAATCCTTGTTCTCCGGGAACTGGTGCAGTACCTATCCCTATTTGTGATCCTCCACCTCCAGTTGTATCAGCTACCGCTTGTGGACCTTGACCTTCAGGACCAGCTACTCCTTGTTCTGGTGTAGGTGCTGGTGCTTGAAAACCTTTTAAGATCTCAGCCTGTATAGCTGCATCACCCATAGAATTAGTAACCTTATCAGGATCTAAATCCATGCTCTTCGCAATCTCTCGTATAATATAATCCATTTTTGCAAAAGGTGCAAGTACTGGATTTTGTGCAACCTGTAAGAACTGCATCAAGCGTTGGCTACGTACTTCGTTAGCCATCAAGCTTTCTGTACCTGATGCGTGTACTTCTAGATCACCTTTAATCTCTTCATCAAAATCAAACTGCATATTAAACGCAAAGAATGCTTTACCTAATGGTCTAATTAAGTAATCATCTACGTTTTTAACAACCGTTCTGATACTTCCGTTGGCAGCAGACATAAGCATACTAATACCAGAAGCAGTACGACCAACACCACTAACACCTGTTTGTCCGTGTGCGAATGATGGGAATCCCGTTGACTCATCAGCTAAAACCCTTGCTTTATCAAATAGTTGCATGTTTTCAGAGGCTACATTAGGAAACTTAGTGCCGAAGATAGCTTGTCCTGGCGCACCCCCTTGTCTACGAAATACTTTTCCGGGATAAACAGAAAGATCTTGACCCGGAACTAAGTTAGTTTCATCTACTTCAATGATAAGATTACCAGACATTGCAGCATTATCAATAGCCATTCTCATAAAGCCGTTCATCAATGTCTGTGTATCATCCATGTTTTCAGCAATACCAACGCCAAAGAAGGAGTATGGGTTATGCTCGTATGGTACAGAGTAGTATGGAATACGTGTAGGCTTGAATGGGTTTAGTACAAACCGTAGTACTTCACCATTACATGTCCAAATATTACAGTTAACTTCATCTAGCTCTGCTAGTTCAGATGGTACATCAACACCATGTTCTTCTAATAGATCAACATCTACGTAACCCCAGAACTCTAACACTTCCCAACGCTCTGATGTTGGTTGAGTGTCATCATCTTCCATAGTCATTTCCCAGTACTTTTGGGTATAGTCTGGTCCTTTATCTACAGCTAACTGAACTGAGTCTTCCATAAAGTATGGACGTGACTTTAGCGCACGTAATTGTGTACGTGACATCTTGTGTCTTTGTACTGTATACTCAGCATCATCCATAGACTTAGCTTCAGGGTCAGGATAAAAATCCCAAACACTTACGTGACTACACTCTGGAACTGTTCTTATGATAGGATCATACTGACCATCTTCACCCCAATTAGGATATTCTTTATCTACGGCAAATGGTCCTTTCATAACACCTGTACCTAAGAGTGCCATCTCAAATGACATACTTCTTAGATGAGTAGATGCACCAGACTCTTGTAACTGGTCATGGATTTTCTTTTCCATCTTTTTAGCTGCAACCATAGCAGGATGAAAAGTTACTGTATTGCCTGTTGTACCATCACCTTCAACTATCTTTTCTGATACAGGGGCTAACTTGTCTTGCATACCGCCAAGTCTAGCCTGTAGATCAACAAGGGTTTCACCCGGTTGTAATTCTGTGTCACCGTCTATTAAGTATGGTCTAGGTGCTGGGTCTTGTGTAACCGCACTCAATGCTTCTCCTGCTGCTGCTGCATTAGGATCAATATTTATGTGTACTGATTCTGCTACACCATCAGGTAATACAGATGGATTTACAGATAGAGGAAACTTATTGTTACCAAATAAAACATCAACAATCTGACCATATGCTGCCAGTGTCTTAGTCTTAGTAACCTTAACAAAGATGCGTGACTTTTCTGTATCTGTAAATTGTACATCGGAACCATACAAACCACGATAATTACGATAGGCTTTTAGCCATCGTTGTTCATCAGAGTATCTGTGATCTTCTGCCCTTTTGTACCTATCTTCAACAAAAGTTATTACACTAGATTTCTGTTGAAAGATACTGTCGTTGCTATCCTCCGCTGCTACGACTTCATCTGTTTCAAACATTTCTTCTGCCATATTTAATACCCGAATGTTGTGTCACTGGCTTGAAAGCCTGTGCGTTGTTTGGCTGGGTTGTAATCCCATATACTACTTCTTGGTCTAGTCATTATACCATAACGAAGAGCATCATACAAGTGGTCTTCTGCTTTGGTGTCTACATCTTCTGGATTCTTTTTGTCCAGTGGGATGCTTGGTATCTGCGCTATCGTGTTAGTGCAGTTATTCATAAATACTAACATAGGTTTTTCTAGGAACTCGTCTACCTTTAAACGTCTATGTATTTCGTTTTTACCTGCGATACGTGAGCCTCTTGAGCGATCAGAAGGACGCCATCGACAACCCTTCATGTTCATTTGCTCTGCTAGTGATGGCCCAGTATCGCCACGGTTGTGCCACAAAGAACTATCCAGCACACCGTATCTCATGCCACCATCTTTATGTTCTGCCTCTAGTATCATATCAGCTAAATCTGTAGCTGTAACCTTAGAGACATACATCTCCCTATAAACTATAAGCTGCTCATCAGGAGATACAGTAAACCAGAGTACACCAGTATAAGAGCCATACCCATAATCACACGCTCTAAACTTAACCCAGTTGTCAGGTACTTCAAAGCTTTCGATAACGTGTTGTGATCTGTCAAACTCTGGAAAGGCTGCTCCTTCGTTGATATCCCAGTTTCCTTCAAGGAGTTGCTTACGTTGATGCTCTGGTAGTGATAAGAGCATGGCTTCATAGTCACCCTCTTCGGCAAGGTATGGATTATCGAAGAGTGACGCAGGAATAAACCTACGCTTAAATAGAGGCTGACCTTCCTTGCTGTGCCCTTTAGGAAACGTAATTGTTTTTCCAGTTTCAACATCTGTAGCCCAAAAAGATTTACCTGCAGGTGCAGGATCAATAAACATTTTCTTTACCCAGCTATGCCCAGCACCTCCGGGGTTTGTTGTAGCTCTCATGTAAAGCCCTAAGTCTCTACTGTGTGCACTACGAAGACGTGACCTCATATAATCCCAAGCGTAAGGTGTAGGCCATTGAGTAAGTTCATCGAACCCAATCCAGTTAAAAGCCTGACCTTGGTAACGTGTGACATCGGTATCTTTATCAAGATAAGACATCCACAGTCTACCACCTTTAGGAGAAGTCCATTGAGATTTACGTTCTGACCACTTGATTCCTGGTACGGCACGTGGATACAACTCCTGTGACTTTTGTATGAGTTCCCTTAGTTCCTCTGTTGTGTGTCGTACAAGGAGTCCTGAGAAGTTAGGATCGTTCAGGCCGTGTAATGGATCTGCTAACATAGCGTAGCTCTTACCACCACCTGCTGCCCCACCATATAGAACTTCTCTTTCAGAAGAACTCAAGAAGGAAGTTTGTGGACCGTCATTCGGCTTGAATACAACTTCTTGTGCTTCTTCAACGTCATACTCAGGGGCTACTACCTGCGCTGGGATAGGTTCAGGCTGGGGGGCTTCTATCTCCGCTGGCTTCTGAGTATGCACCGACTCCTTGTGATTCGAGCTTTTCGATTTCCGAAAGCGTTTCTTCGAGCCACTTGGCAAGCTTACGTTTAATGAGAGATGCTTTTCTACGTCTTTGCTCAACTTCTATTCTCTTTTTTAGACCCATATGAGATATGTATCGGCCTGTTTCTTTACTCAACCATTGTGCTACTGCTCTGTAACTATACTGCTTGAGGTGGCGTTTTGCAAGCTCTAATGCTTCTAACTCATGTTCAATAGGTACAAGTAGTCTGTCATTGTTAGGGTCTACCTCATAACCAAAAGGTATTTTCTTAGTTACCCTGACTATCTTGTGCCATTCTTTATTGTGTGTCTTAGGAGGCTTGGGTAATTGCCAAAACCCCAGTTCTCGTTGTGGTATTATTCGTTCTGACCTTCTTTTGGTGGTAAGTAGAAGATGCCACCACCGCTAGTGACATCTACTTTGTCTACCTTACCAAGCCCTGCTCTGTCAAGTAAATCTTTTGCAGCTACCATCTTTTCTTTTATGCCTAGCTCTGTCGGGTCATACAACGCACCAACCATAGCCATAGCAGCTTTAGGAGCAGTACGTGCAAAATATGTACGAGTCTTCTCACCGATCTCGTCTTTCAGAGATTCAACAATCGCTGCAGTGTTACTGTTATCACCATAACCTGCCAATTTCTTAGCAGCGACAACATCACCATTAGCTTCATCAAATAGTACATCTAGAAACCGCTGCTGCTTATCTGTTAAATTTCTTGCCATATATTGCTTCCCTTATCTGTGACCGACCTATACCTAAGTCGTTTAATTCTCTGTCGGTCATCATGTGCATCATACGAAAGTCTGCACGTTTTTGTTGTCTTACACAATGGTTAGCCCAAAGTTTTTGTAAAAAGTTTTTCATAGCACTATCTCCTTTGTTTGTGTGCGGAGATAGTTATACACAAATATAGGTCAGGTAGTAGTACCTATTATTGCATAACCGTTATGCTACCTTGTTGGATTGAAAAACTCCTTGCCTGATAAGAATACTTCTAAGTTACCACTAGTACCATTAAAGGCTGTTATCTTGTCACCTGCGTGTAGATATATTCTATCTGATGTAATAACATTATATACATCTTTACCTGATATAGACTTATCGTTTAGTATGTTATGATATGTGCTGGTATCTGCGTGATACCATTGAAGACTTATATTATGATTAGCTGAATCTCCATTAGCAATATGAAGAAAGTCTATTTCTGCATCATGGTTTGCAGGACACGTATATACTACATTAGAACTAGCACCGCCTGATGTAGCGGTAACTGTTACACCTTTAGTTACTGTATTGTAGTTTCTAGCTACCACTTACTTTTTCTTTTTCATTGGTTTCATTGGAGGGTTAGATGCACCACAAGCTACGCCACCATGAGCCATCTTGTTATGCTTTTTAGCCATGCCACCATACATATAGCCCATCTTCTTTGCTACTTCTGGTGCAGCTTTCTTTAATGCTTTCATTCCTTTATTCATAATACCACCTTTGTTCATGTCATGATAACCTGTACCCCCACAATGAGAGCAACCTTTTCCTTTACACTTTGGACACTTCTTCTTCACGTTCTCTTCCTTCCTGATGCTGTTGTAGACCATTTTACTTTCTTAGGTCCAGTCTTTTTTCTAGCTTCTGCTTTACTAATCTTACCTGCTACTGCCTTTGGTCTACATGCAGGATAGGGTCTTCCTTGATCGTCCTTCCCAGATCGTCCACACTGTTTACCTGTCTTTACGTCTGTCCATTCTTCATCAAACCACTTACCTAGACCACCTCTAGAAAAACCCCTACGACTAGGCAGTACGTGATTTGACTTTGTTTTTAGACGAGCCACTATACTTACCTCCACGTGCTTTATATGTTTTTACCAACCAAGCACTTGCATATGCGCTGGGCCATGTCTTAAACTTTTTCTTAGCTTCTGCTTTTACTCTAGCATATAGTTTTTTATTTGTAGGTGTAGCCATTATGTACGCCTTGACTTTGTACCACTACACTTCCATTTAGCACGTGATAGACGTAGTGGGCTGTTTGGATTCTTCGCTGCCTTGGGATGTTTCTTCATCTGCCCAGCACTACGAGCGCAATACGAATCACCTTTACTAGTTCCCGGTCTAATACGCTTACCACCGTCTTTAGCTTTACCTGATTGACCGTAGCTTATTTTTACTTTGCGTCCTGTCTTAGGATTGGTAACTGTCTTGGCAAACATCTTACCTTTACGTGGTGTAGCCATTACTTTTTCTTCCTTTTCTTAGCAACGCCACCTTTATTCATAAGTATCTTTTTTGACAATGCAGTTTTAGAATACTCTTGTGGCATCTTTATACTACCACCGCCACCACGACCTGTCATTCTTTTTGCAGCCGCTGCTTTTGCTTTCTTTTGTACTGCTGCTCTTTTTTCTGCACCTGTTAAAGCAAACCTACCTAACTTATGCTTCTTTTCAAAATCATCGAGTTTTTTAACAGCCGCAGTTTGCGCTCGTTCAAACGAGGCTACATCTTTAACTTTTGTTTTACCGCCTTTATTTCTATTTTGCCTTAGATAGTCTCCATAAACTCTTTGCGTTTTTTTAAGATTTTCTTTTAGTTTTTGATGCTCTTTTTGAATATCAGCCATTACTTATTCCTAATCTTCTTATAGAGGGTTTTCAACCAAGCTATCATACGCTTTCCAAATGTCGTCAATTTCTGTTTGAATAACATCTAGCTTTTCTCCTATCCCATTTGTTATGGTTGTTGCTTTATCTACTTGACTACGCAGATCTAGTAATACTTTCTGCTGCTCTAGTATCTGCTGCATGTTTGTGGTTAGTTGTGCTAGTTTAGTATTTAGTCCACGTACATCATTGTCTACTACAGCTTGTTCTACTGTTTGTATTCTACTTGTTATGCCAGCTTCTAGTGTTGTTATCTGTTGATTTAACTGTTGTATTTTTACAACAATGTCATCGTTTAGTTTTGTTTCAGCTTCTTGTAATTCTTTTCGTATTGCTTGGCTTGCTGTTGTTAGCTGGTTTGCCGCAAATGTTTTATTTGCTGTTCGTTCTCTTGCAGTGTCAGTCTCTAACTTAGTTAAGCTTTTTTGTATTTCTAAAATTTGCTTTGCGTTTGCGTTGGTCTTGTCTAGTGCTTCACCAACGCCACCCTCTACACCGTAAAACCTATTAAGAGTATCGTAGCCCCAATACACACCGCCTGATATAGCAGATAGTACTGGAAGTGCTACAGCTACCATCCAACCTTTAATGTTGTAGCCACCTATGCTAAAGCCTACGTCCATCCTCTTTACGTTCCTTCTTTTCTAAGTAACGCCTCTTCTTCATCTTCTGTATTGGTCTTTTCTTTTTAGGTAGCTTCTTTTTCTTAGTTATGGCATTGTTCCGTATTCTTCTACGTATTCACCAGCAGCGTATATCTCTGCTGCAGTCTTCATATCGTCCTCTAGATAGCCTTGCCAACCAGAACCGAACCCATCGTTATCCCAGTTAATTACAAACTCATCTACGCTTTGTGTGTAAGTAATAGCTGTGTAGCTACCAACTACAAAGTTATTCTGTGTTGCGTAACTATCTATACTTGCTGTTAGTTCACTGTTATTAGCTGCAGCCATAAATGCACCAGCTTGTTGGGCGTAGTTCTCTACCTGTGCTACAGCTTGGTTGTACGCATCAACTTCTGCTTGGTCTATGCTGTACTCATCCGTAGCCATCATGCCTTGCAACGCAGTTTGCTCTGGTGATGTATCTGCTGTTGCAGCAATCTCCATAATACCTGTAGCTGTTAGTATCTCTGCTGAAGCATCAGCTAATACATCTATAGCTTCATCCAAGTCATTCATAGCAGCTTGGTATTCTTGTGTGAACAACTGTTGTGCTGTAGTAGCAGTCTCGTAGTCGTGAGTTAGTACAAGATCCTTGGCTTCTAAATAGTCATCTAACTCCTGCTGTGTAATAAGTCCATCATCAAATGCGTCATCTATAACAACACCGCCCAGCGCAGCATATCCTACTGCACCTACTGTGTGATATCCATTGTCCGTCACCCTGTTCTTTATAGCACCCAGCGTACTAATTAGTTGGTCTATCTTCTCCTGACCTGTCATTGTCAGTGCTGGGTCCGTTACTTCTGCGTTTGCTTGACCTGAACTGGTCACTAAGGCTGCGCTTAGTAGTAGTAACTTCA